AGCACCCCAAACCAGCGTCTGTTTATCTCCATCTTCATCTATTCCTTTCCTGTTAATCCAAAGAAGAAAACAAAACTAACTAATCCAAAGAGCAACAGCGCCAGCAAGATCCGAATTATCCCTTTCCTGTTAATCCAAAGAAGAAAACAAAACTAACTAATCCAAAGAGCAACAGCGCCAGCAAGATCCGAATTATCACAGTGAGCAAAGAAATCCGCTTGCTCCGTTTATCTTCTGGTAAAACTACGCCTCTCGTGTAGATAGCGGGCGGGCTAAGATGGTCCGCTTTCTTCTCGAGCAGCGCGTCGAGTTGTCGCTGGTATTCTTCAAGTGGTCCGCGGGTCATATTATCTTCCTGGCCTTTGCCCGAAGATCTTGGGCTCTTTCGTCGTAACTTTGCGCACGCTCCTCAAGCCGTGCTCTCAGAACATTTACGGCATCATCGCGCTTCTCAAAATGGTTTACGTGGTCGATCCGGGTAGGGCGATTCCAACCGTCCATCCGCCCAGAGAACCATCCATCAACGAAGACTTGCCACTGGTCCGTGAAATCCGCTCCGTTTTTACTCTCACACACTTCTGCCCATTTGGAATACGCGTGATATTTAAGCCTGATTTCCTGAACGCGCTCATGATCGACACTGAAGTATTTCAATTCATACAAGTGGACCGGGCTTACGGGTAGCGCTAGATTAATCATGGGACTCCTTTACGATTACTAGCCCTCCAAGTACGCTGCCCTCGTGATATTCTTTGCAATCGGGACAGTAGAACTTTTCCATCTTCTCTCCCGATCGTGGATTCATCCTGCCCAAAGGTCCATCGTTTGAATACTTCCCCTTGAGTACTTCTTTTTCAGTCTTGTCTAGTTCGTGGAGCATCATCTTCCAGAATCTCCCTTGCTCTGACATAGGCAGGCGGCATCAATCCCTTGGCGTACGCATCCTGAACCGTTCCAGTAAAACCTCTCGATTGTTGCCAGAGAACGTTAGAAACCTCAGCCTCAACAAGCAATTCCTTGAGCGCTGTTTCTAGTCTCGGTACGAGATTGTGGTCCGCAATGATTTGGGCAGCAAGGTCGCCGCTGATTGCGTTCGCTACAAGTCGTCCTTCACCGTCAAAGATAGCGCGAGCTTCCCCCGGCAATGTCTGCCGCGTGTGCCACTCGCCAGCGTCCGGCGCGGGTTGCGTGGCTAGCTGATTCGTATCTTTTGCGTCTCGCAGCGTTCCGTCAACGAAGGCGACAGTGCCTTTTGGCGGTTCCGGGCTGACAAAGTTATGACCTAAACCTGCCGTGTGGTGTGCCTGACGTGTATAGCCGCAGCGTATTCCTCCCGCTTTCTTGTAGATGTATGCGCAGTTGTCAGTCATTACCATCTCACCCTCCATCCGATTTCCGCCAAGAGCAAGCGCGGCGATCTTCGCTCCGAAAACCAAGCTCGCTACTTTTCCCGGCTAAACTCTAACCCCCATTCAAAGTTTAAGCCTTCGTTATCAAACGCGCCTGCTCTTGCGCAATCGGAAGTATAGTGAATTATTTCCGCCTGTCAAGCAAATAATTGATGTTGACAAATTTAATTTGCGGTCGTATATTTCCAATCCATGAAAACCGTGACCATTAACGAAGCTGCCGCGCTGAAAGGTATTTCTCGGCAGGCGATCCATGCCGCAATTAAATCTGGGAAGCTGGAAACCGTCACGGTTGAAGTGCCGCATATCCGCGTTGTGATGGCGTCGCTTAAGAAGTTTGAACCCAACCCAAACATGAAGCGGGCAGGACGCCCCAGAAACGGCTCAAAGTCTAAACCCCGAAAGGAAAAGTAAAATGGCAGAAGAAAAGTACGTTAGTTTAGACACGATAGGGCAAGGCGCGGCGCTGGAAATGTTTCAGGCCGAACTGGATAAGATTCTCGCTAACATTCTCGATCCGAATACCAGACCTTCTACGGTCAGGAGAATTACTTTGACCGTGGACATTAAGCCGGACGAGGATCGTTCATTCGGAACGGTCGCAATTGCTACTCAATCGAAACTCGCGCCGGTGAAAGCGGTTGGTACGGCCATTTACATCGGTCAACGGGCAGGGCATCCGGTGGCGACGGAGCGCGATAACCGTCAACTCGCATTTGACGATAACGTAGTCGGAATAAAGAAGGACGGTGCAAATGCCAAATAACGAAGTTCCCCTAATTCCCTCCGATGCTGTGAAAGCAATCCAAGATTCCGTTTTCACTTCAACTGTTGAGGTAGGCGAAGGCGAGTTCACTAATCGGCCCGTGTTCCTACCCCCGAAAGAGTACCTGCCCGCTTCGCTCAACATCAACACTCTTTCTGGCGTCGCTGAATACGTCAACAACGGCGCTGATAAAGAGGTTATTGCCGATGGCTGGATGATTCATGTCGTTGACCCGGTAACGGTTACGGTTGTTAGCGGGCTATTCGGGCGCGCAGAACAAAGGCGCGAGTACCTCAGAGCGTCAGCACAGGCAGTATTGAATGATGCCAATTTCCGCTTTGGCGAGTTCTACGACTGCGAGACTTTCAACATTAAATTGCAATCCGTATTCGTTGAGAACGATGATCGCGAGCGTGTCCTACGGCTTGTTGGCAACATCAAGGAAGAGAACGTTAGGCAAACAAGCGACGACGGGGTAACACAGTCAGTAACCGCTCGTGCCGGAATTGCCCGCGTTGAGGATGTGCCGGTCCCGAACCCCGTTGACTTGATGCCTTATCGGACGTTTCGAGAGGTCACTCAGCCATCATCTCAGTTCGTGCTACGGCTCCGTCAGGGACGCGAAGGCGTTATGCCCTCATGCGCTCTGTTCGAGGCAGATGGTGGGGGTTGGAAGCTACGCGCCATTCAGTCAATCGCCACCTATCTACGTGAACAGATGGAAACTATTACGATCATTGCTTAGCGGCTCCGAGTATCGCGCTGTGGGAGGCGGCGATGCTTGGCGGGAGCGGTGCGGAGGTGAGGTTGAGGACCCTCGGCCTTTTGCGCTGCTCCCACTTTTTGAAAGGAGAATTCATGCCAAGTTTGATGGAATGTAACGGCGACACGGGTTTCGCCGAACTAAAGCGCGACAACTTCCAGAAAGGTGATTTCTGGATAATCTGCGATGGCTTCAACGTGTCGATTGCGGAGCAGAAAGTAGGAGAGCCACCGTCGCAATCTATTCGCGTTCCCAAAGCTACATTCGACTTCTTTGTCAAGAAGTACACCGAACAGCAATAAAGATCTAGGAATGACTGAAGACGCACACGGCTCGCGCAGCGCTGAAGCAGGATGTATTGTGATAGTCCTAATCCTGTTAGGGATCGTAATTGGTCTTTCTTTGAGTGCGGGTTTGTGTGGTATTGGCTTCCGGGGTGTAAGTGAGGTGAACTAGATGATCCATTGCTGGAAGGACTACCGTACGCATCTAGAGGAAATGGGCCATCTTTATTCAAAAGAGTGGGTTGAAACCTACGAAAACGGCAATATGACTTGCCTGCTTGAAGGTGGGCACGAAGGCGAACATGAATTTACACCCGACAACTGTATTGAGATCAGGTTCAAAGGCGAAGAGTAAAATTCAATGGATGTCCAACAAGCCGAAGCTATCGCTAAAGAAGCCGTTGATAATTACTTTAAGGAAGTAGACCAGCCTGTCGGAGATGCTGATTGTTATAGCTGTAATCAGTGTGAGTTAGATTCCTATCTCTGCCCACATCTTTACGAACGTCTCAAGAAACACATCGTCAAAGCTCTCACAAAGGAGAACCATGCCATCATCCCCTAAGCAGCAGCGCGTATATGACTTCATCCGCGGATATATCGCTTCCAACAAAGAAGCTCCTACCCTTGATGAAATAGGCCGGCAGTTCGGATTACGCTCATCTGCAAGCGTCTACGATATTTTAGTTGCTCTTGAGAATCAGGGATTGATTGAGCGAACGCCAAACGTGTCGAGAGGCATAAGGTTAGTTACCGAAACACAGAGCCCGCCTGCACCATCTGTTTAATCCCAGTGCGCTGCCACTTCATGATCCGATCTCGCTTCATTCCTTTGCTACTTGCGAACTTCGTAAGCGGCGACTCATCTACGTAGACTTGAATTACTTCCTTGTGGCGTGGCTGTAATCGATTCACGAGTAACTCGAGAATGCTAGCGCGTTCGCGTCTATATACCTCGGACTCTTGTGCCGGCGGAATCGGGTATTCACCCAGAGGTTCGAATTGAATCATTGCAGAGTCGTGATGGCCGTCAATCCTGGTAAACGATGTCAACATCGCGCCTCTCACACATTTGAATGCATAGGTCTTAAACTGACATTCATTACGAGCTTCATAGTTGTGTGCTGCTTTTACTAGAGCGAGGTTCCCGGTACTGATTAGCTCATCCCAATCGGCAGAGAATAATAGTGAGTTCTTAAGGCGACCGGCGATCGCGCGGACGATCCAGAGATGCGCGAGTATTAGATCGTTAAGTGAGTCTGTGTTTGAGGCTATCGCACTCAACTAATCACCTGCTAAAAAGTGAGGCGCAATCACTGACGTAACCGGCGTTGGTGTCTTGCTTGGCATCCATCTAATTCGCGATCTGAATCGTCTTATTGTTCTGCGAAAGAAAGCCATCTCTATGGTTCTCCTTTACGGCATTTCTTCAATGAAAAGGGTTAGCGCGGCTGTGAAATCATCACCGGGCGTTGTCTCCATCCGAACGATCAATGCTTCGCCTTGCATCGCAATAGGCCGCATCTCTTCGGGTATGAATCTTTCCCAAGGCGAGCTCCGTTCATTCCAACCTAACTCTTCCATGATCGTGCTGGTGCCGCTAGTGGTTGCGACCGTTGTGCAATTGCATGTTGCTGTGAAACCCGCGGCGACGACATCTGTTGTGCCGGGGCGGTTCGCAACAGGGGTGACACCTGTGCCGCCTGTAACCGTAACCGTTGCAGTCATGTGACGGACTGTAATTCTTAGATTCTCTTCCGCAGCATCTCCAACCTCCGATGTCTGCCCAAGAAACCAGCCAGCTAACCGGATCGGTTTATCATCCGCAGGCTGGAGAACAACAAAATCAGCATCACCTCCAGCATTTGTGATCGTGCCTGTATAAGGCACTCTATAGATTCGAGGCATTTTATATTCTCCTTCGATAAAACTGTGGGCGCTTTACGGCAAACGGGATCGCCTTACCAAGAACAACGTCTCCCTGCTGAATACCAATTGCGGTAACACTAATCGTTCCAGTGCCAGCGCCTGTTGCTAACCTAAAATTCATCAAGTCTGTAGTGGCAGAAGTAAATGATCCGGTTAGATCTTCAATGATACCTGTCGCCCCGGCGCTAACTGAGATAGATGGACCACCAGAAGGGTTAGCCGCTCCTGAACGCAGATTGATAGTCGTAGCGTCAGAGCGAGAGTTCGCGGTGACGTTGGCTTGGAGATTCTTCCAAGTATCCGCAACTCGCGCTTTAATCTGCGCGTTGGATTCGGTGGTCGCGGGAACTTGCAGCGTCCCACCGAGCGCATAGTAATTCGTGATGCTCGCGCCAATACCCGCCACGCCGGTACGACTGGCTACGACGAGATTTGCAGACGCGTTAGACTTGGATTGGAAAGTAGCGAGCGTTGCGCTACCCGCCGAGAGCCACTTGACGTTACAGGTATCTCCCGCTGTAACTAAATCCGTTGCAGAAACATCTTCCTTGGCCCCAGTTTCCGAGACGTATGAGAGTGCCTGCGTGCCAGCAACGCCATTGAAGTAATAATCAAACTCGCCTGTCGAGGTGCTGGTCAGGAAAGCACGCATGTTTGAAAAAGTGGATGCGAACCGGAGAATAACTCGACTATCGGCCTCCGTACTGCTTGACGTAGCTGCCCCGGAAACAAAGGCGAACTGATTAGCTGTTAGCCCACCGCCGCCAATCCCAGATGCCGCGAGAATCATGGGTGCAATCGTGCCACCGTCATCCAGAATTACCGACATTGTTTGCAGCGTACACGCATCGCCGTGGTTATTCGACATCACGCCCTGCATACAGTAGAGATCGCCGTTGGCGAGCGAAGTGGTGTGGGTTGTATCTTCCTTTGTTCCTGTCGTTGTGATGGAGATTGATTGACCGCCCGCGCTGCCGTTCTTGCGGTCAGTGAGAGTTAGTGTGCCAGTGATTGCGGTGACGTTACACCAGAGATTTGACGCCGTATAAGACGAACGGCAGAGGGTTTGTTGATTTGCCTCGGTTCCAGTGGCGAGAGTAGTGGGACTCTGTTCCCCAACCAGCGTGAAGTACCGTGTTACGCCCTGTGCGACGCTTGTTATAAACTTGGAGCCGTAGAACCATTTTGCCATCAGGACACAAGAACTCTGTTAGGGCCAAACTGAACATCACATGCTGACTTCATTTGGCCCTTTTGATTAGCGGTAAGATTCCCACCATAATCCACCAGCAACACGCCATCAGCACGAAAAGACCACGTAACATGATCGCTCGTTAGAGAAGACTTCACGCTTTGGGCAACTGCGATCGCGGTATTCTTACGTCGGTTCTCTTCATAGTTCGCAGTAAAGGCCGCAGCGTGATCGCTTCCGTGTGCGGCCTGATGACGTGAGCAGAGTTTTTCCGCCTTGACAAAGTTGTGAGTGCGAGCTTGGACTGGAACCTGATCATCCCACTCTTCGATCAGTGAACAAGCGTCACCAGTTGCGGGATTAGCACAGCTATCCGGCGTCCATCTCTGGGTGCGTATCATGATTAACTCCCATTAAGGCGTTACGGTGAATTCCGCTTCTCCATACGCCCAAAGACTTGAAGGGTGCATAGACGAGTACGCTTCCCAATCACCAACGCATACCGGAATAAACTCCGCCGAGATGTTCACGGTCTGCCCTGGGCCAATGTTCGGAATCAGTGTGTAGGGAATAATTTCCGTGTAGCAGTCCAGCGCTGGTTCGCGATAGGCGTAAGCTTTCGCGCCCACGTTGGAAAGATTACTGCCGCCACAATTCGTAAAGTGCGCGGTGGCTTGCATAGTCTGCCCAGAGGCTACAGATGTCGGACTGACTTCAATCGTGGTGTTGATACAGCGGCCTCCGCTGGCGACTGACTTCGCTACTGGAAAGAAAACAACCATCACCACCAGAATCAAAACAAATAAAAATACTCTCATTCGAATCTCCTTCTTATTAAGGGTTAACTACTTGTACAAATCCATCATCGTGAACCACGAGGACAGTCTTTGCGCGAATCCTTTCCTTGTTCTTTTCGTAAAATGCGGTGCTAATAGAAACTATTACCACATCGAGGTCTTCATCAGGCAGAAACGTTCCTTCGATCAATTCGACATCAACATTGTTAGCCGAGAATACTTTCCGTGCAGCCTCAAGAGCGTCTGGGTTAAGTTCGGTTGCATAGCACTGGCCTGCGTTAAGTAACTTTGCAGCAACAGAGAGAATTCCGCTTCCAGCCCCAATCTCAGCAAACGAGCAGTTAGGTTTAATGTGATCTGGAAGGGCCAGTAGTGCAGCTTGTGTTACGTTGCGCCAGCCACCGCCTTCGACATGGCCCAACGGCGTTATAACGATGCGCAGTTTGCCTTGCGGCGTTGGAGATTGATCCCAATCGCCCGCGATAACGAATCTGCCGACTTCGATCATCTAGGAGTTATCTCCATAACTACCAACATATGAGTTGGTGCCGTTACAGCTTAATCCAACAAGACATGTCTTACTTGCTGCTGTTGGTACTGTTGGTGCCGTGCCGCCACTACGCATCCATGTGATTGTGGGCCAAGTAACTACAAAGCCTCCTGCCCCCGTACGAAGCTCCAGCAAATAGCGAAACCCTGATTGCCCATTTGAAAATGCAAGTGTGCAACTTCCTGTCAAAGTTAAAAGTTGCGAGTTTCCATTATCCCAATCAATCGTGACTGTGCCGCTTCCACTGTTGCCGTTGTCATGGACCGGGCCCGAGCCGTATTGATTGGTGTAATTCTTCCTACCGCCAAACTCCTGTGTACCCGTTGTAACATGGCCCGCGGTACTCGCATCGGCTGCTCGGGTTGCAACAGTGACATCTCCGGTGCCGGCGTCCACGCCTGTCGATGTAAGCTGAACGCCTGTACCTTCAACCAACTTTTTAACAACCGCTTGTCCGGTCGTAGTTGAATTAAGGTCGTCACGTTTGACACCTTCATCCTCGAGTTGTTGTGAACGAACCTGCGTTTTCGCCATTAGAACAGGTAGCTAACTCGCAAACGATCCCCTGTAAGCGGGGCGGAAAGCATCGTGATGGTATTTGTGGAAATTGTGTAATCGTTACCAGCGCCAGGTTCCTGCAATAGGCCGTTCAGATAAACGTGCTCTGTGCCCGATGCTGGTGTATTCGCCAAGGTAAAGCTTGTATTTGATCCGTTGACTGAACCGCTCGGAGTTTCTCGAATTATTGGTCGCGCTCCAGACCCAAGCTTTGCAGACGTGATACCCGCGTCTTTTACGCGAACGGTATCTGAACTGATCTCAACCGTGGAGTTATCGGTATTAACTGCGAGTGCGGTTCCGCCTCCACCTGTTAGGCCAGCGCCTGCAACAGAAGTATTAAGTTGTGTTTCAGTAACTCCCGCATCCGCAACCTTGACACCTGAGCCTGATCGCGCGAGCGTTGAACCATCCAGTTTGATGCGAACGCCGGTGCTGATCTCAATACCTTCACCCGGATTCACCGCGACGTTATTCGCACCAACCGTTAGAGACGTATCAGCGGCAACAACGTCGATGGTCTGACCTGTGCGAGTCAGGCCAGCGCCCGCGAGAATGTCTGACGGACCAGGGAGTTGAACGGAAGTAACTGCCGTGGTTCCGAGAGTTCCTCCCTGATCGGCGGTAACTAGCCAAAGCGTGTCATGGTTTGCAGTACCTTCCGCAACCGGAACAATCGCGCCAACGAGTTCGGTCCACGTATCCGCATCGGTGGTTCTCACCCATGCGCCCGACTTCATTAAGTACAAGCCGTTTTCTTCTGGGGCGGTTTGGTTCTTAACGAAGATTCGATCGTCCGCAGAGCCAGCTACTCCATCGATCGTCTGCGTTCCTGATAGCGTGATGTTCGCTGTAGTAGCTAAACGAACAACACTCTTTGCGCTGCCGGAAGCAATCGCCGCGACTGCTGCATCAAGTTGGCTCTTATTGACAGCATCAGCGGGGTTGGTTCCATCACCCAAGTTTGTGAGTTTGAAGCCGCCCATTGACTGATCAGCAGTAAACGCCTGACCACCATCAGCCTGAATTACAGCCTCAGCAAGTTTCGATAGGGCAATCGCAGCGCCAGAAGCTATTTCAGCGTTGGTTATGGTTCCAGCTTTTATCTGGCGTCCACCATCTATTTGAGTTACAGCCATTTTGTTAGATCTCCTTTTGGTATCTCACCATTACGGTGTCGCCTTCTAAAGCGAGGTCTTCAAGCGTGATGGTCAAGTCCGTAATACTCCAGAACCGTTCCATCAGTCCGTTGAGGTAAACAAATATGCTCCCTGCCCGTGGCGCGAAATCAAGTACAAATTCCTGTCGAGGCTCTGCCAGATCAAATGATTGCGTGGCCCATTCGAATGTCGCATCGGCGTTTTCGCCTGCTGGCCCTGATGGTCCTATCCTGCCCGCTGTTACGATCTCCACACGCGGCGATGAAACCAAGATCTTCTCGCCCGAAGACCGCACCGCGACATTCACAGTATTGACATTCAGTCTTATAGAGTCGGTAGACATTAGCACTCATCCAGAACTTCTACTGGGCCAGTCAGGAAGCTACGGTCGCGCATATTGTTAGTAAATGTGATTGAGAGACAGTAAGTTGCTTCTTTCCATGTATAGGCTTCTATCTCCTCAAGACCAACAGAGAACTGAATTACTCCGTCTGTCGGTAGTAGGAGTTTTCCGTTCGTTTCGTTCCAGCTTATATCGCCTGAGCCATCACTGGGATGGATGATTAATTCTGCGCTGAGCAATGGGATAGCGGCCCCAGTCTGCTTATCCGTAAAGACCAGCTCGTCTCGCCAAAAGTCCGCGTCTCTTTTTAGAACGATTCTATACTGGTTGAGCATTGCGTTGTCAGGTTGCATCAAGAGCGGACGCTAAACGCTCCGCAGTTTATCACGGTTCTATATAGGGCTACTTAAAATCTCCCTGAACCCCCAGGCGAATTGCGCTTTGGTATCCGTCACCCGCGCGATCTCCAGCGTGTCGCCATCCAGTCGGCAGAAGCGTAGGTATGATACCGTGCGCAGGTTAGTAAAAGTGGGAGCACTGGTGTTCAGATCCAGCACCTCGTTTGCTCCGTCCAGTGTTACGCCTTCAATTCGTCGAAACTCCATTGTGTTATCGAAGTAGACAAAAGCGAGATCGCGCCGATATTCACTCCCGGCGTAGTTGTCGAAGTAGTTATGACCGCGAACCGTAAGATCATCGCTCACCGCACTGACGGGAATGAAATCCGCCTGCATGGTTGGCACCCAAAGATAGTTGATTGATCCTGCGCGGGCGTAGAACCAGCCGAGTAGTGCCGCATGCTTATCCCGTCCTTCGAGCGTCATGCGGTAGCCGAAGGATTCGGATGCTCCGATAGTGTCGGATTCCACAGTGAACGTGCCAGTGTCGAAGTCAATGTCAGAGCGCTCGCGTTCCACATTGTAATCACGTAACTCAGTCCAGTCGTTGGATTGCCAGACAGCAGGATCGAGCACTTCATAGCTCTTGTAGGTGAGAGTCGGCGTCCAAGGCGTGATGCGATTCGGCGTGACCTCTTCGTCCTCAGCCAGCAACCGAATAACCAGCGACATGTCCTCCACTGTGCCAGTGTGTCCGCGTGGAGAGATTTGCGCTTCGACAATGCCACGTCGCGCAGGGCTGATGCTGGATAGATAAGCATCGTAGTTGAGTGTCGTAGGATTCGTAGTGAATGGGCTAAGCGATGTGACGAGCACTTGTTCGGACTTTGTAATCTCTCCAGTTACAGATAACTGGCGCAGTTCTGCATAACTTCCGACTTCATAATCACGGTACTGAGTCGTTGCAGGCAGGAGAGTTGAGCCGGCGGAAAGTGGTGCAGTCAACTGCTCTCTATCTTCAAGAATCGGGATGAACCACTTGCGATGCTGGTTGGCGTTGAGTTTTGCGCGAAACGCTGAACGCTCGGCGTCGTCGCGCAACACCTGCTGCAATTCCAGTTCGCGGCGCGGCTTAGGACGCAAAGAGTTCGCTGATTCATAGCCTTTAACCGAATTGGATCGTGCAGCACGAAAGCTGATGCGTTCAATCAGCGAGTCACTCCAGTTGTGACGGAACGGGAAACTCACCGGGTCAGGTTCAAGGTCGCTGTATAGCACGGCGGATGAGAGCACGTTGCTGACACCGGTAAGGGAGAGAATGTTCAGTGCCGCGTCAACGTGGGCCTGTAACCGGGTCTGAGTGAGCGGGTAATCATAGATGGCAATTTCATCTGATCCGGGGCTGGCAAACACATCTGCACTTGATCCTGTGCCAAGGAAAGTATAACCGTTCGGGTTGGTCCCATCGAACGGTACCCCAAACCCACCCAAGTCGCCCAACCCTGCCGCGTCTTCTTCACCAACCAATACCGCCATATCGTAAAGCTGTAGCACGTTGCCGTTGCGCACGACGGCGAGGTGGTGGTAGCCGATGGTTGAGCCAAGTGCTGAGGTCAGGTCAAACGTCCCGCTGCCGGTGATGGAAATGCGTGCGTGAGCGTTCCCGGTGTTAATAGCGAGGAAGTTGGAACCGTTCAGGCCGATCTGCCCACCACGGCAGATCAGTGTGCCGCTGGCATCGCCGCCGGGATAGTAAATCCAGCCTTCCCAAGTAAAGTTGCCGAGCGATTCATTTTCGATGCGCGTGAAGCCAACATGACCACCAATGGCACGGGAGGATGCGTCAGTCTCAATTGGTGAAGCCATTCCACGCACATTGTCCATGTAGTAAGTGCCATGATTACCAAAGCCGGAAATGTCGGTGATTACCGTCTCAGCCGGATCGAGAGTGTCCAGTCGTGCGTAGAACACGGGATTGTCGGCCAGCTTTTCCTCTTGGTAGGTCGCCATTAGGTTCCTGTCAGGTTGTACTTGTCATAGCAGTATTGCCGCAGGTCTGTTGCGTCACCTGACGACAATTCGTGATCGTAGCCAAACATCTCCAGTAAGTAGCCCTCCCAGAACCGGATTCCAGAGTCTCGGTCTGACCCAAAGATAAGTTTGGCGTTCACGGCGGACCAGTCATTCGAGTTCTCAATTACAGCAAATTCCTGCATCGGTCCGGTCATAGCAGTGTCGAGCGTTCCATTGAGTTTATAACTATCTCGGAAGTCGCTTCCGGCGCCAGCACCACCGTAATACCAATGCGTTGTTCCCTGATGTCCGGTGAAAATTAGGTGTGAGTCTGACAGAACGGACGCAAAGAAGCTGAGCAAGCCCAGGTAATCGAAAAACGTAGCGTCGTCATAGTACGCGACCACAAAGACGTGCTTTAGGCCGGTGATATTGTTTGTCGATTTAAGAATCTGATTATCGGCCCCACTAAAAAACGCCGCAGGATAGCCGTTGAGAATACCCGTCTTGTAGAGCGGGGGATGGGTAGTCTCAGTCAGGTCGTTGGGCGTGCCCGTTGAGCTGGGCCAAGTGGTTATTGGGTCATTGTTACTAAGTCCAGCGATAGCCGTTGACCTCCACCACGCCAGCAGGCCGGAGATAACCGGAGGTTCCGGCTCGCCACCGCCTGTCCCTGACGGTCCTATCATTCCGCTGAAAGGAGGCATGACGATCATGTAGCAGTGTCACCCCCCATGACAAAAACGTTTGACGCATAAGCAAACAACGTCACCACTCCGTATCGCCCTGCGATATGAACATGCCCCTGTCGATTGTTCACTGTCGTACCGCTTTCGATAATCTCTACGGCAGTCGCTCCAGTTTGAATCAGCATCGCGCTGAACCCTGCGCCTAATCCACTCGGCACTGTAACGTCGTCGTCAACCAAGACCACGTTTCCGTCATGGCTACCATCAAGCGTGACTGGACCACCTGTTTCATCTACTACTGACGGAGCACCCGTAGACGGAGTTGCGCCGATAATGTTTGTTCCATTCCGCTTGAGAAACTCACCGTCTGCAATGGTGGTGATCGTCAGTTGTGTTCCATCGCCGAGAAAGACGCGCTTAAGCAGGTTGAGAAACTTAATGCGGCGGTTCAGTGGCGTGGTCTCGGTATTAATAATTATCTCGAGCTGATCATTACCGCTCGACGGCGCAGTTACTTCGGTTAGTTGTGATATTTTGCTTCCCATAAATTACTCCAAGATTCTTACTACTCCGTCTTCGAGTAGGCGAGATGAGCCGTCCTCAAGTAGTCTGACGTCGGGCACTGTCACCTCAATCTCCGCACATACGAGCACATTATTTGTGGCGAAGTGCAGCGAATAGGTTTGCAGGCAGAACTCATAAGTACCAGTTGTCAACGCAGGCCACTGAAACGATCCCTTACTACTGTCATCAGGCAAGTATTGTGGTGGCGCAAGCGTCTGCGTACCTCCGGGTTCAGTGACGTAAAGTCGCGCAAACTGCCCGCCAGGTGCATAGCTGCCGAAGATGAAGCGTCCGTCGATGTAACTGATAAGCGACTCGTCGCTCTGTTGCAGGACAATCTGCGCTAGTCCGTCAGGGGGATTCTCCACTGTGTCCCATGTCACTGATGGCGGTGCAATGTCTAATCCAACGCCGGGATCCGTGTGTCCGGTGCCGACAGGCTCGCCACTCACCCGTGCTCCAGTAGCAAACTGGTCCTCGACCATTTCCAGTGTGTAGTCAACCTCGGACGGTCCCGGTGGCGTTAGTGCCGTAATACGCATGACCTTGCTGAAGGAAGGTTGGGACCACTCGAATTTGACAGGCTCGCCAACGTAGCGTGTACGACCGATGGAGGGTTGCACAGTGCAGACCAGCGGCGGGCGAGGGATTGCCAGTGCGCGGCCATCGCGCGTCGCAAGCATATTCGCAGTTGGATAGTCACCGACACCGATATACCCTTGGGTCTGCGGCACGATGCGCCCGCCTTGGATTGTCTGGTTCGCCGCGTCGATATACACACCTTTGCGTTCGGTAGAGTTATTGTCGATGTCGTTGAACGGAACATCGACTCGATTTACAGTATCCTCGTAAGTGCCGGGGTCGTAGCGTTCGACAAGGGTGATGTTAGATTGGTTCAGTAGCGGTAAGGTCGCAAATGAATAATCTCGACGAATGAGCCTGATAGTCAGGCCCAGTGATGGGGAAGGCTCTGGCACTGCATCAATCTGTTGCAGGACGTTCTTGCACACTTCCAGCGGGGAAGTTGGGTTCTCAATCTTCCCAGACCAGCCACTTGTAAAGTCGCCGTTCGATTCTTCGTACAAGGTCTGCGCGCAGGATCGCAGTGAGGTTAGATTCAGTTCGTCCACTGGACATCTCGCCCCGTACTCGAGCGACGTAGCGTGCTCGTACCAGACCTCCATCGGATTCGCCTTGCGCCCCATTTTGCTGTAAGCAGTAGCAAGGTTATTAGGCTGGCGACGAACAATGACTTTCCATTCTCGGAATCTTGGAATGAACCCCACGCCGCCTGCTGCAAAGAACCCTGATTCGGGAAATCCCTGCGGGGATTCAGCACGCAGACGAGCTCGGGAGATAAGACAACTCACTCCCCGCAAACTCGGCGTCTTGTTCGGCGGCGTGGTTAGTAATGATTCGATGTAGATGTTCGTCGGGTCGGTATAGTTCCCACGCGTGACGTCGCACCATGAATACTGCCCGCCTTCACCTGGCGGCTGATCTCCACCCCATGCCTGTGGGTCGTCGATGAGAAACCCGCCACCAGCATTGTCAGCGCCGAGTACGGCTTGGTACATCAGTCGTTCGCCAATGGTTACACGCTCAACGTGGACATCAGGCCCAAAGCACAGCGCAAACATCTCGCCACAGTAATATCGATAAGCTACGGTGATAGTGTCGAGTAGGAACGCCAGTCCTCCGGCCCAGAGATAATCGGACCAGTGCGAGTCACGCTCCACGGCCCGCTGGCTGAAATCTCCGTACCAAATACGTGACGGAATGACTTCGACCGTTCCTGCTACGTACGGCACTGGACGCACTTCACTCGGCGCATTGTTCTTCTGAAACTCCTCGAACGAGACTTTCTTCGGTCGCTGCCGAGTAGTCTCACCTAGCCACATCTGTCCGGCGAGGAGTGCTATTTGCCAGAACACTAGATCACTCCTCTCACTGCCGGATCAACATTCGGCATAAACGCCCAGCCACCATGCTTTTCGCCGAAGTTCGTCTGCGTTTGGAATTTGTTTGCCCACGTCTCATAGGTCAAATCGTCGCCAGGGTAGATGTCGGCAGTGAAGCCGATGTCAAGGGTGAACAGGGGAAATGCCGCACTCAGGTACAACTTCTTTACTCCGCTCTCTGTCACATGTTCAACAATCGTCCTCATATCGCGGTCAGGGGCGACGATGATGCCGCCACGGAAGTAAGTGTCGAGTTGCGTGATACCGCTAACAGTCAGCACGTCGCGCTGGTCGTTTAGATTGTCAATAGTAATGCCCGTGCGCAACGTTTCGATGTCCACCCCGGCACGAGGATCATAGATGTTGTAACGGCTGAGCGCGGAGAGTGAGTCGGTGAACGATTCACGCTCGAAGAAGTGCCAGACGGACTTGCAACGAAAGGCGACGGTGGAATCATGCAGGTTGAATGCAGGCCGGACTATCCAGCCGTGGTAGTGAGGCGTGACAGTGTCGGCAACGCGGTCATATTCCCAAATGTCGAGGATGATTTGAAACGGTGGCGGCCCAAGTGTGAATAAATCACTGATGGCGTTGCGTTCATAAATAGTAAGTACGACTTCGGCTTCTTGGGGATCGGCGCTGAATTTAGGCGGCGTATGGGTAATGGGGATGTGACGATAGACTTCGCTGTCGAAGGCCTGATCTTCGGCAACGTTAGTGAAGCGCTCTGTGTTCGACGCATACGACATGCGATACAGGAAGTTCGTTGCAGATGGGACAGTGACAGGCATAGGACTTAGAACGTCATAATCAACTTGCCAATTCCAAACTCAGGCGACTTGCCTACTACAATCGCTTTCGGCGTCAGGATCGGACCACCGTTGTAGAGTTTGGTGAATGCACCTGACGCGGTGTTAACGATGTCGAATGAGTTCAAGTCGCCGTTGCCGAGAGTTGTCGCAGCGGGCAGCATGATTTTTACCGTGTTCGCCAACTGGCCTTGCGACGGAGCGGAGCCGAACAGCGCCGTACCGCGCACGATCTCGTAACGCGCATAACCACCATAGTTCGTTTCAGTGCCGCCACCGGAGCGTGACGACGGAGAGACGAGAAAGCGGATCCATAGACTGGAGCCAATGGTTATTGCTGTCCCTCGATAGAAGAAGTTCAGGATTTCGTCGGCCATTGTGAAACCGCAGTAGCCCGGCATTAGTTCCCCTCCCTTATCCCGAGCAGTTTCCGCACCGTCGGCCTATTACGCGCCAGCCACTGCACCTGCACGCGATCCCCTTCAGCGCTGTTGTACCAATTGCTGATGTCGCGTTGGTCGTCAACAAGGATTTGGCGGAAGGTGAAAGAGTTAGGGCCAGCGCTCGTTGATGCCGCGTCTGCGAGTGGCAATGACATCGGAGCGGCACGATGAATTGCGCTAAGCAGATTCGCCTGCCCTGTTTCACGTGAAACCATCGCCCCAACCTCGAAGCCGGGAATGCGCCCGCCAAGTCCCTTTGTGCGAGCGAGAAACTCGCGCAGGATGCTCACTTGACGTACGGCATGCTGTGGATCAGTGGTCAGTACCGCTTCTGGATAGCCACCTTCAACAACACGATAAACACCGCCGGGCACCGCCGGGTACAACCCTGTTTCTGCGCCACCCAACAAGGTGCCAAGCCCGCCCGCCGCCTGTGTGCCCGCTGCGGCTGTCACAATGGACGCGAACGCTGCGGCAGCGGCGGTCACAGTGGAGGCGAAGGCGGTTGCTGCAACGGTAATCGCAGTTCCGGCAGTTGCTCCAGCAGTGGTGAGCGCAGCACTGGCAGTGGTGATAGCGGCAGTCTCGGCGGCGTGCGCGGTAGCTTCAGCAGCATGAGGCGCGGCTTCAGCCACTGTAGTTGTCACCTTGCCACCCAACCCAAATAACCGCCTGATACCAGCAATAATGCCGTCCCCTGCCTTACCGTCGCCCGTGCCAAAGATGGATTCGATGAGTTTGCGGCTCAGGTTCTCGGCAATCACCTGCTCAACTCGGCCTACCACGCTGTTGATGAACTTCAACAGATCCTGGGTAGCCGACTGACTACGATCAGCAAGGTCGGTAAAAAAGTTAGTAAAGCCCTCCTGTAGCGCATCGATAGAGGTGGAGCGAATCTGTACGGTAAGCTTGGCAAGCTGGTCGGCAGCGTCCTTGGCTGTCTCCGCCGCGTCAGCCGCTTGCCGCTTGAGTGTCACGTCACCCGAGGCAGCGGCGATCTGCTTGAGTACTTCCAGTTGGCGTTCCAAATCGCCAACATACTGCCCGTTGATGCGACGGATGAGCAGCAGTCCTTCAGCTTCAGCAATGTCCCGGTTGCGCACTGCGCGCTCAACATCGGCAATCTTCTGGAGTCGTTCATCGTTGATGCGGTCAAACTCCTTCTGCGCCAGTCGGAATTGCTCGCTGAAAGAGAGTTCGCCTAACCCCTGGACTTCAGTGCGAAGTTGCTGGAGAAATTCGATGAGCGCGCGAGGTGGCTCAACGCCTCTCGCCTGCAACGCTGCGACAATCTGTCGGATAGTCTCGTGCGCAATTATCAGTGAGTCATTAAGCTTTTCCTCGCCTGCCAGTCGGCGCTTAATCGCTGCCTCTTCAGTAAGCCCGCGAGATTCAGTTTGAAAGGTGAGATCATCTTCCAGCTTTGCTTGTCGTTCTTTGGCGCGACGGACCAACTCGTTGGCTGCCGCGAGCGCAGCCAGTGCGTCCTCCTGCGCCTTGATGTTCTCAATCGCATCAATCTGTCTCTGGTTCTGTGCGCGAGCGGCCTCAAGTGCTTGGCGTTCATCAGCGCTGAGCAGCTTGCCGAAGATGAGTAGTCGCTTGTTTAGGTCGTCCTGTGCGGCCGAAAGTGCCTGCAACGACTCACGGAACTTCTCATCGGTCGTAGCATTGGCCGCATCTTCTATCCGCCCCTGTAATTCGCCGAATTCAATCTCCAGCTTACGTACATCGTCGAGTTGCTGCTTAGCCGACTCACGCAGCGCTTGGTCCAACTCGACATTCGCATCCCGCTGCTTCTGTTGCAAATCCAGAATCTTTGTGCGTGCCTTGATAATCCGTTCCTCAGCGGCTGCCGCGCTTCCCTGCGCCTTGACACGCTCAGCGGCGGGAAGGTTAGGGATTGCGGCGCGTTCTCTGAATCGCTTCTGTTCCTCTTCAGCTTGAGTGATGAGCGCTCGTTGTGCGTTGATTTCCAGTTGCAGATTGGCGCTGGTAAGCCGCGCGCGCTCATTCAGGTACTGGCGATAGGCGACGAGTTGCAATTTGAAGGCGTTCTCATTTTCCTGTAGCAGCGCGTCGTTCTTCAACTGCTCGATCTGACCCAACTCCTCGGCGGAAGCCTGGGCAACGTCAGCTAGTGCCTGCGCCAGTTGCTCTTGAGCATTGCGCAGCGCCGTACCGGACTTGTCTTTAGCGCGTCCCTTAAACGCACTCTCCAGGGCCTCACGTAGCAATTCCTCCAGTGACTTGCCGGTTAGCTCCTTCTCGCGCTCTAACGCCTGGCGCAGTTCCGGAACCGCATCCACTGTGCGCTTGATGTCGCGCAGCGCCCCCTCGAAATCGACACTAATCTCTCGCGCCTGTGCTGCTGCGGCTTCAATTAGCGCACGTCGGGCTTTAGCTGCTTTGTCCGCAGCGTCGCCTGACTTGAGTAAACTCTGTGCGACACCGCTCAGCGGACGTATTAGAGATTCCTGTGCAGCGGCGGCCTTCTCAACCGTCTGGATGTACTTCTCTAGTATCGGAACGGTTTGCTCAATGTCGCCACGGAAAAGACCAAGATTCTTGGCAAGAGTCAATAGCTGGCGGGCGGTGAGTTGATGCTGTGGATCGAGCGTACGCAAGGTGGTAAGGTAATCATTTAGCTGACCGCGCACTTCCTGAGTATTCTCACCCAACTCCCGCTGGCGTTGCACCAATCGAGCAGATTGCTGTTGCAGATTCTCAACAGCCCTCACCACGTCAACCGAAGTACTATGTCCTAATTGTTCCAGCTTGCGCCGAGTATCGTCAGTGATTCGCCCTTCACGTTGCAGGGTTTCAACCAGTTCGTTGTTGGCTGCGATGTTTGCCGTGATGGACTGTCGCCCGGCATCGTTAGATGCAATTTGCGCTGCGCTGTTAGCAATCTGCGCTGCCACTGAAGCCGCTTGCTGGTCGCGTTCCTGACCTCGAAGCTGAATCACCTTTTCCAACTCAGCACGCAGAGCAATTAGGCGCTTGGCTTCATCAGTAATTCCCGCGACGCGAATTTGCGCTTGACTGTTGAGTTTGTCGTAAATGTCGGAGAGTCGTTGTTGTTCGTCGGCAGTGCGTTCAACCCCTGCTCCCAAGCCGTTGAGAAACTTTGCCTGCTTCTCCAACCCGTCAATTTCCGCAGTGAGTTGCTCAGCCCGTTCCTTGCTGAGTGTAGTAGCATCCTTCTGAAAGGCGTTGTAGGTAACATAAGCAGCGGCGATAGCGGCGAGGATCGCTGCTATGCCGCCGATGGCTCCGCCAAGAGCAAGCGATGAGACACCGAGCGTACGTTGGGCTGCTGCGGCTGTGAGAGATGCGGCAGTCAGCCCTCGCAAGCTGATTATCGTTGGCAGGATGCCCGCCGCGTTCAATTCAACGAACTCCACCAATAAGCGGCCAACGCCGATCGTTAGTTGCCCAACGACAAACAACACTGGGCCAAGCGCAGCCGCCAAGGTCGCCAATCCAATACCGACAAGCTGCACTGGACGTGGTAACTGTGTGAAGATTTCAGCCAATCGGGTGATGATAGGCCCGACAACTTCCGCCAGTCGTACGAGTCCGGGCAGTAGGACTTCACCAACCGCTGCCGCGGCTCGGAATACCTCATCACGGAAGTTCTCAAAGCTATTCTTGGCGCCGGCGGCAGCACGAGGCAGCCGAGTGAGTTGCTCGGTGAGAATACTGAGAAACTGCTGGCTGCTGATGCCGAGGTCACCAATATCGTCCGGGTTGACTGTGCCGAAGGCTTCCAACAACGCGCGGCCAACAGCGGGTGCAGCTTCGATAATCGGACGGAGATCCTGCGATAGTACCTTGCCCTTGGCTGCAAGCTGACCGAGTTGCACCGTTACGCGGGTTAGTTCTTCCCGCCCGCCACCAGTGAGCGCGACAGCGTTAGCAAACTCTCGGAGCGACTTCTCTGCTTCGGCGGCGCTGAACCCAACTGCTTGCAGGCGAATGCTACCCTGGATCGCCTCCTCGAATCCGATGCCGGGAAGTTTGGCGATCTGCGTCAACCGTTGCAGTTGACGATTAGCCTCATCAGCGGAGCCAACAATCGCTGCCAGTCCACGTTTGAGCGAGTCCAGCCGCATCGCCGCATCCACTGACGCCGCACCCGCCGCTACCAGCGGTGCGGTGATAGTCACGCTTAGCGTTGCGCCAAGGGATACCAGCCCTTGTCCGAGGCCGCGCAGTGCATTGCCGATGCCAAGAAGACCCTGAGAGGCTTGTTTAGACGCCGCTTCAAGAGCGCGAAAAGCTCGCACGTGCGCATCCATTTGAGGAGCTTTCGCCAGTGCTGCTTCGTTCGCACGAAAGAACTGAACATGGTGATCAGCGTCTTCAACGCCCTTTTGTAACGCCCTGAATGCCCGTACGTGAGAATCAAGTTGAGGTGCTCTAGCTAGTGCTCTTTCGCTTGCACGAAATGCCTTAACGTGACTATCGGCATCCTGTGCGCCTCTTTCTAACGCTCTGAAAGCTCGCACGTGCGCATCCATTTGAGGAGCTTTTTTCAGGGCGGTATCTGCGTCCTTTGCCGCTTTCTCGATAGACCGAAAAGCCTGAACGTGAGAATCCGCCAACGGCGCTTTCTTTAAGGCCGCTTCCGTGGCCTTAAAAAAGCGTACGTGCGCGTCCGCTTGTTGGCCCAACCTGGAAGTAGAAGCCGCAGTCGCGGCGTCGAGACGTTGCTGAGACTGTGCCAGACGTTGAGTCGCCTGCCGCGCACGCTCCATTCGATTGGATAGCTCAAGCGCACGGACATTGACCGCCTGTTCCTGATTGGCGAGACGCTGCGCGGTAATTGCGGCACGTTGCTGTTGCCGACTCAGTCGATCAGTGGCCGCGGACGCTCGGTTGACTCCAGCTACCTGTTGGCTAACATTCGCTACCGACTGTAGCGACTTGCGGATCGCGGCCAGACCTTTGAGCGTGCGCTCAAGGTTGCGCAGACGAGATTCAATATCGATGATGAGCTTTGTGCTATCGACTGCCAAGGATGCGCCTCACGGGGTTGATTCCGTTTGGCGCTCTGAGATGAAGATTCTGCGGGCGCTCTAGCGGGGGATTGTAGCAGGTTTTACATCAGGCGGGGGAACTTGTCGCAAGATGAAGCTGAGCGACACTTTCTGGAGCCGCTTACACTTATCGCACTTCACCTCAACAATGCCGTAAAAGTCGCGGGAGACGCGGCAGAGAAGATGCTGGCAGTGCTGGCAGCGAACATCAATAAGCATATCGAAAGACTCCGACCTCGGCGCTCGCGGTCTTCTCCTTCATTTGTTCTACAGAGAGACATTCATGCGTAGGAATGGTGATGGTTCCATCTTCTGCATCGAACGGCACTTGGGTCTTTAATCCGCAGATACACTCAAAGTCAGCCAATTGTAACTGCTTATCATCTTGTTCCAACATGGCCCACCAATTCTATCACATCAACCCACGTGCAAACCTTTCCGCTTTCAACCTGTGCTCTGGCGGAATTAAACCCCACATCTGCGATTGCTGCTGTTTGAATCGCTCACGCTCACTCTCGCTCCAATCGGATAAATACTCCTGTCGCTGCGAATCCAGCGCTTCAGCCTCGACATCGCTAATTGACTCCTGCCAGCGGCGCCCATCAAGTCTTGCTTCCTGTCGGCGAATTTGACGGTCCTGCTGTTCCAGTCGTCGAATCGCTTCCTTGAAGTGCTTGAGATCGTACTGAGCAATACGAATCGCATGAACTGACCGGATGAACTCGCGCCGATGTCGAGCGTCTATCTCGCGCAGGAATCTATTGAAGTGGACCAGCGTGTACTGGTTGAGGATTACATCGTAGCTATGACCGGCGTGAACTAGGTCATCGAGGTGCTGCCAGAGAACGCGACTACTGCGCGTGTCAACCCGCCGACCATGCGGGTCACTTCGTCGATGTTCTCGGGGGTAAAAAAATCGAGGTTCTTCTCCAGTACGGCAGCAAGTACGCGTAAGCCATCGAGCGGGTTCTTGTCATCCATCTCCAGCCATTCGATAGGTTCATTGGTAGCGACGGAGATTAGTCCGAGGGCTGATGGACCACTGATGGAGAGTGCAGTGATGGCAAATTCCATTTTCTGCTGATCGGTGATGAGGATCTGCTGTTGCTTCTTGCCATCGGGCAGTGTGATCTCCTGACGGGGAAGCATGAGAATTTGTTTCAGCACGTAACTGAATGGAGCAACGTGTTCGACCGAGCGAAACACCTGCGCCATACTGAAGCGCTTGATGGCGTACTCACGGCCAAAGGCTTTAACAATAGCGGGAGCGTTGACGATTTCCTCGGAATCGGTTTGGCGAGCGGGGACAGCAGGCGCGGGAGCTGACTCTTCGCCGTAATGCGTACCAGCGGCGTTCACAAAAGTCTCCGGGGTCACTTCGGTATCACCTCGCCCTCCTTGCGCACCTCAGCCTCCGCTACTACCGCACGCAATCCACTCAACTTCGACGGCTTCTCCTTTTCGTAACTGCCGGACTTGGCATAGTAGTGGGTAGTGCCTTCGGTACGCAGCGCATCGGGGTCGCCATCCGTCGAGCCGATGTGCTCGTAGCCTTCCGGCACTGAGCGCGGCTTGCCCTTCTCCGCCGACCACGCACGTAGGAGAACTTCAGGATCGGCCTTCTGCTTCTCGTCGCTGATGATGTACGTTTCGGTTAGATTCCCGTCCTTGTCACGTTGCTCGAATCTCGTCGGCATTAGTTGCTCTCCCTGTGTTTTAAGCGTCGAAGTAAATCAGTCGCATGAACTGGCCGGTTGCAGAAGCCTGCGACTTGGTTGTATCCACCAGCACCGAGCCGTTGATAACCATTGTGCCGAACTCGTCATGGATGAGGTTCAGCGTCTCCAGCGGATCAAGTCGAGTCTTGAATGCATCCAGCACCAATCGCTCAAAGTCACCTGAGATAGTGCGCGCGGTATTGTATCCATCAACGCGGACATGCTTTTCAGGCGGCGCTGTCTTGAACACGCCTACTTGCCGACTGGCGGCTTCGGTGTAATCGGCGGTAATTGGTCCGGTCATGCCGGTGACATCATTGAAAACAATCACGCCTGACGCGTCGACATCGTACTTTGTGCTGGTGATTGCTACGGCGTTGTCTTTGAGCGTGACAGCACTGACCCGGCCAGTAGCCTTGAGAGCGTAGCGTTCACCAATGACCGGAGCGGCCGTCAACACCGCTTCACCCGTCACCGCACCGCCCGAGATAGCCGCCGCCACGCCGTACGCCGCCATCGCAAAGTTCGACTCTTTGAAGTCGTCTACGGTGATCGAGATAGTGGCAGTCGTCTCAGTGATAATTCGCGCATCGGTCGTACGATTACCTGTATAGGACTCCTTATGTGTGAGCGTCTCAGTTGACAGCCCAACACTGGAGTCAGGCGAGTTGCCTGCCCAGGCGTAGTTGACAGGGTTGCCGGAGCCGTCACGATTGGCGGTGAACACAGGGCCTTGGAGCGATGTTAGTGGCAAAGTAAGTGCCTCCTTCAGTGGACGTAAACTCGATTGCCTGTTTGATGCTGACGACGTTGCAACTCGCGCTGCCAGGCGGCGTCGGTCAGTTTCGCGGAAGTAGCACGGCGCACTGACTCATCCTGATAGTGCTCAAACGACTGCGCCACTACCACCCGCTGCCCCTGCTCGTAGTATTCAATCGCCTGCGCGCATTCCTCAGTGGTCCAGTTATGGACATAGAAGGCATGCTCGACGAACTGGGCCAGATTGAGAACCAGCCGACAGTCGGTAGTGATCGCGCCGATGGCCTGCTCGTGTTCGCTTTCGATGACGTACTCGCCTTTGCGACCGCTGGTCATGCGGGCGCCGGCGCGGACGTACTTACGCGGGTCTGCGCCAGGACAGTTGGCCGATGTGTGAAAGTAGGTGTCGAAATAGCGATGCAGGAGCTCGTCGAATACAGCCATGTCAGTCTCGTAGGTAGCGTCAGTCCAGCTACGGTTGACGATAGGTGAATGCACCGCTTCGACCGCTGCGCCTAACGGATCACTGCGCAGGCCGTCTTCATTCGCCACACGGACGAACGGATGGCCCGCCTGATGGGATTCAGGTCGCAGAGTGCGGCCAAATCGAATCGCGTCACTCAGTTTCATAGTTAATTCCCTTCTAACGGATCAATCACTCTCACTTCCAAATCCCCTACCGCTACGTGGCATAACGTATTGCCAAATGCTTCCAGTGGCGTCGCAGTCAGTTGTAATCCGTTGTGACCATTAATGAATTGCGCTGGTCCGGCCTTATAATCGACCACGGTAGCAAATCCCAGTTTCGGGTTTGCGTTCAACGTGCGGCGAATCACTTCCACATTGTCACTGAACGTCAACTCACTTTCCTCTCCAAACTGGTAGAAGTAAGCGAATCGAATCCGGCGCGTGACTATCGCCTTCCCTCGCGGCGTCGTAATGCGCGGGTCACTCGGTGGTTCTGGCAACTCCTGCGTAAATGGTCCATCGCTGAACATCAGGCAGTTCACTCGGTCAATCACCCCACCGCCTTCCAGTAACGGCACTGGATCAAGTTCACTGCGCAGGTTCGACGGGTCTTCCCCGCTGCCTTCACGGAACGCCCATGCTAAGTATTCAATGATCTTGGCCTTCTTCGTTGTCGAAGTGGCGATTACTGGAGTCAGTAACGCTTTGATTTGCGTCCTGATTTCGTTCGGCGTCGGTGGCGGCATCTCATATCTTCATAAACTTTAGTGAGCGCTTACGAGCTAGTTCGCTTCTTGCTGTAATTTCCCAGGGATCTAACCAGTCACATTTACGCACTCGCTCATCCCACCAGGTACATTCGTAAGTCAGTCGATGCTCTACGCCCTTGATACAGATAGCGGTGATGCGTGCCGGGATTTCGTTATCAAGTAGAACTTCTGTGCCAACCTCATAAACTTCCATCGCTTATCTCGTTACACTTGCCGCAAACTGTCGCGCTTTCAGCAAGTGGATGTCTCGAATCTGCGGCAGCGCAACCTCAATTGCTAATCTACTGAATCTCCTTGCTGCCATTCCCGGCTTGCTACCATAGCGATAGAACGGCGGTGTCGGCTGGCCTGTCGCTGCACCTCGCCTACCAGTACCGTACTCACCGAAGATGCTGTAGAAGGTGCCGACAGTAAGCGAGTAGGTGGCTGTCTCCTCGTCCGCTGTCGTCTTCTCGCTGAGCGATTCGACCGATGCTCCAGAGCGATACCAGCGCAACCGCATCGACGCTTCCTGCTCGCGGCGCATGACCTTGCCAGAGTCACGTAGCGCTTCGTCACGCAGGCGGCGCACTTCGCGTTCGTAGTTGTCAAAGATTCTGCCGTACTCAACTCGAGCTAGCGGCGTGCTCATATTAGCTGCGGCCCTATATCCTGCACCTTAAAAACGTAGCTTGGAATCGCGCTTTGAAAGTTCGGCTTGGCAATTGGTTTGTAGTAATTACCGTTAAACCTCACCGCCACCATATCCTTCAGCACCTGCAATCGCTCACCACTCGAGTCATCGATATAGAGCGGATAGTAGCGGGCGCCTGTTACAGGCTCAATTCGCTCGCGCAAGTCCAAATTCCATCCGGTTGTCAATTCCGCCAATTTCTGCTCTCCGCGACTGCCTTTGATGAGGATCAGTGTTGCGTCTTTGCCAAGATACAACTTCCGCCGTACGTCATGGCCTTTTGATCGACCCTTTGCAACATTAATCCCGAAAGCCATCAGTATTCATCGTAACAGCCGTAACCACTAACTACTGGGATGCGGAATAACCCACCAGTGGCAGGGATGCTGAATCCTAGTCGTAGAGCCACTCGGTTGCGTATCGCATTCCTATCTCTCGTCGTTGAGAAGTCTACGCCATCATTTGCGCCATTCACCGCTACCGTCCCTTCGCCGACATCGTTGATCCACAGGTCTATGTCGTAGCGCGTGGCCTTCCGCTGGTCCGCGGTTAGTTCACTGATGGGAGTGTCGAGCGACGAGAGTGCGTCCAGTTGCAGGATGTCGCGGATACGTTCCTTCTCGAGCGCGGTGAATACCGCATCGCTATAAGTTGAGACGGGATCTGTGTAAGTCAGCGGCATCGGTTACTTTCGATTCTCAGGATAGCTTGTATCCCCGCATTCATCTGCAAGTAGTGGCTTCCAGTTTCGTGCTAACTGCGCTCGTGCGCCACTGTTACCTCGTAACTTGCGTCTTCGTTCCGCCATTGCTCGTTTACGCTTCACCGCACTGCGACGATAGTCCTCTGCACGCTGCTCCTCTTCAGTCGGCGCTCTCATTAGCTTCGACTAATCGTCACCCGCACCTTGCCGCCAGGATCGGCCAGTCCGGTGGTGCCAACGTGCGTGGAGACGAATGCCAGGATTTGCCCGTCAGCCACCACGAGGTTCGCAGCGGTGCCACTGAGCGTGATCGCCGTCTCGTCGAAGTCGTCGGCGTTGACGCCTGAAGTGAACGCCTTGCTCGCTACTGAAGTTGTGCCATTACCGTCAGTCCCTTTATTCACGACGCTGAGAGTGCGCGATTCAGTATTCGCTCCCGTAAGTTGCGCATTCGGCGTATACGTCACCGCCGTCACCGTGCCCGCGTATTCAGCACGACAAATTACACGAGACGCATCGGACGCGGCAGCAACGGCGTCGGCGTCAACTTCATAAGTGCGTGACAGTGGAGCCTGACTGCTCATTTGCTCTCCTCTCGCTTGATCGCAGCGGTAGCCCGAGCATTCGCCAGCCGATGCTGCTCTGGTGTCTGAAAGCCGTGACGATCATCATAGTGGCCGCGCGCGTGGAGCTTGCGATTGACGTTGACTGGTTTGCCATCGGCGCGGAACATCGGCATCCGGTTCTTTGTGACCGCCGCAACAAAGGAGTTACTAGACTCAAAATACTGAGCAACCGTCTGGCCATCCTCGTTCTTGATTGGCACCATCTTGACTGCGGGCATCTTTATTTACCTTCCTTGTAATCGGGGTACTGAGACTTTAACTTTGGACTGACGCGAATCTCGCGTCCATCGGCATGTTTCAGTTTGACCTTCTCGGCGGGTTTGGCTGGTTCCGGATTGACCTGAGCAAACTTTGTCGAACCAGCATCAGCCGCAGCCTGCGGATTGTTCTCTGGTGTCGGGGCCCCTTTGGTCACCCCCGCAACAGTGTAGTTCTCGTTCGGTGTCGGGTCAGGGACGAAACCTCGATAGCCTTTCTCCTGTTCTTCATCCATCTTTTCCTGAACCTGTTTGCCGCCAAGTTCGCCGCCCTTCTTCAGCCCGCCTTCTGCGACGGGCCGTTCGTTAAGCTTGTCCGCCATTTTTAAACCTCCGTGAAAGTAACCGCTGTCGGTAAACTTTGCGCCACCGCGTCTAACCGTGATCTGCGCACTATCCATTACGGCGTAACCAGGATTCCCCAAGGATACCGGCTCGCTTCGACAGGCTGCTGGTAGTTCAATAAGTTTGCGACCTGCCACGCCACTCGGAAAGTCAGCCGGAGCGCTATCATATCCTGCTGCGCGAGGTTGTACACGATCGCACCTGTGTTGTCCTGAATGACAGCCTCACTCAGCCGCTTGTAAGTGAAGTCCTTACGCACGCCGACAATGGAATTCGAGAAGTCGCCGGCGAACAACTCTGCGGAGTTGGAGCCTGTCGGCCACAGCCCGTCCATTGAGATGCGATAGGGGGCACCTTCCACCATCTTGCCGTTAAGATCCACATCGAGAAGGCGTTCGCCCTGCGTGGAACGTACCTGACGGAATCGGCCCAGGTAGGAGCGCTGCGTCACCACACCTGTCACTGAAAAGCCGTCGCCCTCAACTGTTGCAAACACATCGCTGATGTCACCCGCCAATCCGCCTGTCGCGGCGAGGTTCGTACCCCTGTCAACAGTATTGCCGGCAGCGGCTGCGGCGGTGGCAATGTCATCCGGCCATGACGCGGGCTTGTTAACACCAAAGAAGATAGCAGCATCAAGAGTACGGCCCGCGGCCTGCTCCAGTAGCGGTCGCACCGTGCCCCAGATGTCGAACGCAGAATCGTCCAGCACGTTCTCAGGAATGGGCACGATAGCCGCGATCTCCTCGACGTTCAGGAACTTGTTGGCCCACGCTGCTTCAGTGGTCTGCTTCAGTCCCGTGTCGCCGTTGACGAAGTAAGCAGTCGGAAGCGCGGCAATTACGGGCATTCGCGTTTGCGAGGTGGCGATAGTCGTGCGCGTGCTTAGTTCAAGCGCCGCAGACTGATAAGTCAGGCCTTTAAGCAGATCGTTTGAGACTTGCTCGGGAATCAGCGCAGCTACATCAGTGCGCGAGATAATTGAGTCGTAGGGCATCTAATGCTCCTCCACTGGGATTCGGCTAGCGACTCGACTCTCAGCGTCCGCGTATCAGCGTGTTCATATCTACAGTGGCGGGCTGGTTATTACCCTTGCCTCCATCCGCCGAGCCATGATTCACGCCGAAGAATTCGCCTGCCTCACTCTTGGCCTGCGTGAGCACGTCTTTGAAGTTCGTCACATTGCCCTCATCGTCAAATTCCAGATCATCTTTGACGTACTTGAACAATCCCCGGATGTTTCGCACTTGTAGATTGTTCCGCTTATCGGCAATGAACGTCTCAAGTTGGTCACGAGCCTCAAGCGTGCGTAGTCGCTGCGCTAAGTCGTCGCGTTCCTTGGCGACGGTTTCGACGGTTGGCTTGGCGTCTTTCCCCGTGTCCTTGTCGTCGGGATCGATGCCACGTTTAATCAGTTCACGTCGAACCGCCTTGTCAATGCGCTTCTGCACAATCTTGTTGACCTGTTCCTGCGAGAACTGTTTATCGTCGCTCTCATCGGCGTCGGTCTTTGTCGATTGCTGCTGTTGCGTCTGTTGCTGCTGCTGTCCCTCAGTGGAAGTCTTTGCGGTCTGAGTTTCCGCGCCTGCCTTTGCCTTGTCGCCCGCTTGTTGACCGCCAGCGGCTGCGTCAGTGGTTTGCGACTCGGCGGCAGTGGAGTTGTCGTCTGCCATTCACTAACCTCAGTTGTCAAAATAGAGAAAGCCCGCGACAAGTGGAGTACGTTCGACTCACTCAGCGCGGGCTTACCAAGAAGCACTTGAAGAATGTCAACTCAGGGCGGCGCTTGCTGTTTAACGCCGTCAGTGCGGAGTATGTCGAGTTTGTCGCACTCTGTCAACAACTTTCGTAGGTAGTGCAGGGAAATCGTGCGGCGGTGCCGCTTACCATGATGGCGAGACTCGATAATCAATACATCATCGACAACATGGCCCACGGGCAGGTTGCAGTTATCGTCGTCGCAAGGGATAGGGGTGGTCATCGGTTGTTTGAACTGCGCCAAACTTCGCGGCATACTCCATTGTCGGACACCTTGAGTACCGCTTCTGTCTTACCGTGTTGCCGCAGGTGAAGCTCATCTTTGGGCACCGTGGAATCAGGAACAATTGGAATACCGCCAAGGTTCAACTCCTGCGGCTTCGGCCCACCTACTGTATATCCCTCCGTCACCTGCCACACTGCGTCAATGAGCAAGCGAGCGAGGATCAATGCCTCATCGGGACGCATTACGATCATTGGTCCTTCGGGCTGCTCGCCTTCCGCCGGGCCAATCACACGATGACGCAAGCCAATCACATCACATTCCGGTATGCGCATCCGTCGTGTGTCTGCTTCTGAGAGCAGGTACGTGATGAATGAGCGGTCGTTGCTGAAGTCGTAGCGATTGAGTTCTTTCATCTCGCGCACTCCACAAGGCGTACGATGACAAGGCCGAGCTTAACTGTTCCTACTGCCATGAGAACAGCAGCGACAATCAGCAATACATCGAGGTAGTGGACATCAAGCGCTCTACGCATAAGAAAGCGGCGGTCACGGGTAGCACACCCCACCGCCTCACGTTACCGAGGTCGATCAGCTTGCGCTGCCCTATGGAAAACGTGCAGATTCATTGTAACACCGTGCTACCAGAACTTTAATACGAAGTGGGCTACAGTAACGATTCCAGCCACCGCGAGTATTGCGCACACGATGAGCATTATTCTGATTGTCGGTTCAATCCACGTATCTAATTCACGCATCAGTTCAACGCTCCAGTAATCATCGCACTTCTTCTCTCTGCAAAGTGCTGTACTCCAGCAATTAATGCTCTAGCAATCGCTTTCGATGGTTCAGTGGTAGAATCAAGCGGCACATGGACCACGTAGTTCTGACCGTCAATCGTGTGGGCTAATTCCAGCGCCAAGGTACCAGGAACCCGCTCGTTGAGCAGTACGAAGTCCTGTCGTTCAGTCCGTTCAACGAAGCGGAAGACAGCGGAATATTTTACGCACCAGGAGATGGCGTCGCCGTAGTTCACTGACCGTCTCCAATCTGTCGAGCCGCTGCCTGAAGTTGTTCACGAGTTACCATCACGCCCTCCTTTGGTGCGTTGGGGTCAGCAACAATCGGCAACGGCCACACGTCTCGTACGCCAACGACACGACACTCGCTGAAGTCAAACTCAACGCGGTTGCCATTGTCGTATTGTGTCATGGTTCCGTAGCGGTCAGTGTCGGAAACCAAATCCACGTACTTGTCACGATAGCGGATAGTAATGATCCTCCGCGATCTCACAAAATCCGATAGTCTCACTCCATCACCTCATTCTTCTCCACTGTCAACTTCCCATCAACAAACGCCGCGATCGCCGAGTCCAACGAATCGAACTGTGCTTCATCACCGTTCTTATAGTTAAGCGCCTGATTCGTCTTTCGATCCAGCCAGTGATACTTGTCGCCGACTGCGACGACGCGATAGCGGAGGTTGCTGGAGAGTGTTGCAGCCTGCGGCGCAAGAACCCTGACGCCATGACTCTGATGTACCGTACACCAAGAATCAGGCATACAGCCACAAGGAAGCGGCCAACGTGATCGCGACTGTTCGATACTCATCCCGCCAACACCTCACTATCTCCATTCGCCTTCTTCGCTGAGGAGCGTAACGCAAACTGTTCTCGCTGTTGTTCAGCCGCCGCTTGCTGTTCCTGCTCCATCAGTTCCTTCATCTTTTCAATCTTCTTCTCGTCATAACCCAACTCTCGCCAACACTCCTCTAGTGGGATCTTCAAGTCACGGTGCTTAGTGGCGACACGCTCGGCTTCGGCGTTGGCATCTCTTGTCTCAGTGTTGAGCCACTTTGGTTCCGGCTCAGTGTCGCCCGCATTGGCGATTTGCAGCGCGAACCTCATCGCGTCACTCCAGACCATGCCCCAGGATTCGGTCTTGTCGTTGACCTTAGAAACGAGAGGAGCCTCAGCAACTCGCAGTGACTCACCAGAAGGCGGAGTCGAGTGTAGTTGAAAAAAGTGTAGCGGTGTGCGCGAGACTAACGCAATATCCTTCTTGAAGCTCTCCTTCACTTCGATGTACTTGCTGATGTCTGCGGCGGCAAACTCGCCAAACTCAGCTTTCTCGCTGGTCGTACCCCAAACCCCGCCTGCCAGTAGGGGATACTTCTTCTTCGCCTGCTCGGGTGTCAGGTCGTCTTCCAGTCCAATGGCCCATCGCTGCGGCACGCCAAAGAACTCGCTCGCCACTAACATATCCGCAATAGACTTGTTGAACGCATCCTGTACTGGAATCGCCTCAGACATCTCGCTTATTCCGAGACTTCCTACAGATCCACGGTTGTTGAAATGAAACACCGGCACTTTATCGTAAGGGTTGGGAAGCGGCCAGTTCTCGCCTGCGACATTGAAGCGATCAAATGCCTCAGCGCGATCCGGCATCGTGTCGTGGATCTTGCTACGAGTGACATACTTCTCAATCCGGTCGCGGTAGTAGAGCGTTAAGCGATAGCGATCATCACTATCCTTCCAGCCTTTTGCTGCTTTGATGATGTAACCTGGCTGCTCGTCATCGTATTCGATCACTACCGCCGTAGCGCGGTTCGGATGAAATACCGGGACTCCTTCGGCGTCCGGCCAGACGATCAAGTAAGCATCCCCTTCGATAAGCGCGTCAAGGTGGACTTGGTTGGCGCGGACCTTGAGTCGGTTACGGCGCCAAAGTTCATCGGTGGATGGTTGCGCACTGGGGACAGTGAAGCCATCAAGTTTCAACCGATCTTTGACCGTCTCTGCCACAGTCGGCATCAAGTTGTCAGCAAATGCTTTGAATAGTTGTCCGAAGGCTGAACTCAGTTTCTCTGACGCGAAGGCTAATCGATGTTTACCCTTGTAGTATTCACGAGCAAGTACATAGTCTTCCCGACGCGCAGCGAACTCCTTAAGTGCCCAGTTAATATCAGCAGTAGAGATAGGGTTGATGGGAATAGTGTTGGTGCTGTAGTCGATAGCGGATTCAGGGGTCATGACGGGCGCATCTTACCACATCGCTATAAACGGTCATTCACTACTGTTCGCGTCTCCGCTTTGCCTCAGTACTTCCATGCGGACGAGTGAGCGGCTTTGCTTCCCGTGCTCCGACTTCGTAATGGTGCTTTACAGAACCGTCTCTTTGTAAAGCTACGTGTAAAGCACTCTGATGTGGGACATTTTCAAGGTCGTATTCGATGTCATCCCGTCCTGTCATGCGCGCCGTTATGTCTGCCTCAGCGAGTTTTTGAGCGTGCTCTTTGGCTTCTCTGGCTTTACGCTGCGCTACTGACTCAGCGCGCCCTGACACCTTTGGTGTGGTGATTTCTTGGCGAGGTCGTGCGCCAATCGGTTCGCCGGCTGTTTCAGGCGCGGCAATCACAGCCGCCTCAGCAATCACTAAAGCCCGTTCAATAACCTCTGTCATGCTGCATGTCCACTGATCCGAAAGTCTTTGCAGACACTCAACCGCTTCCACGGACAACCTGAAATTGCAAAGTTTGCTGTCTTTCTTCATGAGAGAAATTGTAAAGCACCGAAGCCAAGCTGTAAAGCACTCTGTAAAGCACTTACCGCTGACTCACCAACTAAGCAGTCGCCCGAGTTTCTTCATCGCTGCTCGATAAGTCATCGCCCCCGCAACTACTGAATCTGGAGGATGGCCTGAGCCACGCAGATCATCATTCGTACAGTAGCGGTGCTCTGCCTCACAATAGCGGATAAACGGACTCACTACCGCCGCATTCTCTATTGCCGCGATGTAGTTAGTGAACACGTCTGCTCGCTCTTGGCCGACTAAAAGAACACCTTCCGCATCAACGGTTAGATAATCATCGACTACATTACCAATCCCGGTTTTATCGTGACAGGCGTTGCCTTTATACCACTGAACGCGCTGATTGAAATGGCGGATCATTGTCGGCCACGCCATACGGCCTAGTCGAACCCACGCAACCCGCTTCATCGGTCGGCAATCGATACGCCAGGTGTCAATGATTGTCCAGTCCTTCTCCTTGGCCCAGTCGCAACCGTGAGCATAGACTCCGCCTTTCACTCGATCTTCGATAATGATTTCGCGTCCAGCTTCGCCAGGAAATTCGCCTAGTTCCTTCCTGAAACAGAGACTGACTTTTTCGGGAAGAATCGCTCGTCCTTCAGGCGAGGGTTCTTGGAGTTCGTATTCTGCCGCCCACATTGAAGCCGTAACTTCGCCTCGTTTAGATTCTATTTCTGCAAGCGATAGCCATCCATCTGGCTGTGCTGAGCTTTCTCTAAAACACCATTCGTAGATCGGCCATCCATTCTCCGCAGCGCGACGTTTTACTTCCGTGAATGTGCCATCTGCGTAATGGTGAGTCGAGGACATCACAGTCTGTTTGGCGATTCCACGCCCTTCCATAGGCTGACCCATCGCAGCATCAAAAACCTTTAACTCCATCTCATCTACTTCATCCAACCTCATTCTTTGCGGATGCGGACCTCGAGCAGACTTAGACGAGGCCATCAGAGCAGTTACACGGCCACCACTCGAGTAAACCGTTCTTCTCTGTGTGTTTTCCTCGTCGCCGGCGAATTTCTGTAGGTATTCCAAAACGCGGGTCGATTGTTCCCCGGAACCGCCTAGAAGCGTTACATCAGCAGAAAGGACAGATGCCTCACAGTGCCCTAGCAGTGCGAGCAGGAAGGATTTACCCCCAAAACCTCGGGATGCTTGCCAAACAGTTACTCCATATCGAGCGAAGTAAGCATCAGCAAACGCTCTGAATGGTGTTGTATGATTAGGGCAGACTTGGACATCGGGGATCTGGATTCCAAACTTATCGGAAAGGTATATTTTTAATTCGGCGTCTTTGCGGAGGGAGACTTGGTTGGTCTTAGTTAACCGTTTCGCTTTCAGCTTCACCAGAAGCAATTCCTTCGCTTCCGGTTCCAAAGAGCGCCAGTTCCCGCTCAATATCGGCGTCAAGTTGGTTGACATCTATCTGAACCTTATCAGTTAACTTACCATACGTGCTATCCAATACTTCTTTAATTGCGGGCACATCACCCTGTCTGGCCTTGGTAATTAGCGCTAATACCACTTCATCCTCAACAGTTACTCGCTGCTTGTCGTTTGTGGTGGGATTGACTATTTCAATCTCGGCTGAGAGCCACTTTTTCAGGAGCGTGGAGCGGCTTCTCGATCCTGACGGGCGGCCGCGATTCTCTGGCTGGTTCTCACTGGTAAACGGCTTTGCGCCCTTCGGCGTCTCTCCCTTCTTGAACGGCATAGTTATTTCGTTTTTATTTCGATAGGTCTGATTTAGGGCGTTGAATAATAGCTGCGCTCATGTTTTTTGCGTTGCTTATGTCTTACTCGTTTCGTCAAAGATCCAGATGTATTCTGGGAAGCATTGGTCAATCCATTTATACTGCTGTTTATTGCTGACATCGTACAACTGCTCGCCAGCCCAATAAACGAAATGCCCAGAGCTGGGATTGTTTAGAGATCGCACTTGAAGGATGGCACGTCGACCATTCAAGAGTTGACGAATGGTGCTGAAGCCGCACCAGTGGGGAATCATGACGCACCAATAATCAGTGTGCTTCCTAAGACCAGCGATCTCAAACGCGACATCAATGAAATCTCCGTGAGTCCCTCTCTTCTCTTCAACCGTTCGACGAACATCCGCAGACCATAATTCTGTATATGGTTTCTGTACGGCAGTGGCGATACACGCCAACATGCAGTCATAATCAGATTGTTGCTTGTAAATCTGCATTTACTTCACGTTCACCATTACAGCCTGAGATCCAGATGGTATCCACTCCCCATGTTGACATCTCGTGTGCTGATGACAAAGTGGACAGCGACCTTTGGTTTGTCTTGTTGGACATTCAGGATCGTGCTGACTTCCAATCTTTAGTCCACAGCACCAGTATTTATCTTTCATTGGGTATTCGTTCATCGAATCGGACCTCCGATGTTGTGTTCGGCTTCAAATGCAATTAGAGCGTCAACGGACCTTAGCAATGCAGTGTGCGCGGCGTCGACGCGGGCGTCCATTTCCTTAGACCGTTCGACTCTCACCCATTCGCTTTCAACAATGAGTTCTCCCTTTGCTGCCTCGACTACAGCGTCTTTTAGTCGCTGGTGCTCAACCCACAACTTTGCTGTATCCACACAGGTACAGCATGTTGGACGTGTGCCGCCGCATTTCGGGCACGACGGATCGCGCCCTGCGGCAAGCCGATTAGCTAGCCCATCTTCGTCAACTCTAGTTAATACTTCTGGCATACACAACGCCTCTCACTTCACGCCATTGTTACAGTTCAAAACTTCACAAACTCTACATAGTTTCCCTTTGGCTGGTTTGCCGGACGTGGCACTAATCGATTTGGTCTGTAACCCTCTCCTGCCTGTTGCTGCCAAAGTGTTACTTGCTCATTCAGCCCGGTTGGATAACGAAGAACTCGAGGCAGAGCAGGAGCAGGGATGGGCGTAGGTGGCGGTACTGGTGTAGGAGTGGGAGTGGGAGCTGGAGTTGGCGTTGGGGTAGGAGTTGGGCTTGGCGTTGTTCCCGGTTCCGTCTGCGTTAGACGCTCCCATGCACTGGTTGCCCACTTGTACCAAAAGTTATCCATCCCGAGCACATAGACCACTTGGGCCAGGTATTTGTAGATCGTTCCTTCTCCACCACCTGCCTGTATGCCATTTCGCAGCGTTTTATTTGCAACCAACGTCCACTTTGCGCTAGTAGAATCAATGATCGTTGTCGCCTTCGTACCATCGGGACTAGGAGGAAGTGGAGACGGCGATGGCGTAGGCACAGGCGGCTGAGTCACCGTTCCTCCAACCCATGCCTTATAACTTGACGAGCCCATAACATGCTGGCTGAAATTCTTCGATGTGTCGTCCATCATCGCACGCACACCGTCGGTGCCGAGATAGGCGGAGTCGTACATCTCATCGCCCGCAGATTTGAAGAACTCATCACCAGAAATTTTGTACGCATATCCAAACGACCCGAGAATCGTGGAAATCGCCTGTCGCGCACCCGGCAACCACCATGCTTCTGTTGCGGTCCAGGGGAATTTAATGTCTCCTGTATCGTATCGAGTTGGATTCTTTGACGTGCCGCCGTGGAAAAAGTAATGAAAGCCGCGGATGCGCTTGCCGGAGTTCTGTTCAACCTGATCTTTGATATACGGCCCATCGCTGTAAAGGTGGCGACACGCACGTAGAATCTGTCCTTTGACATTCTCTTTAACAGTCGGGTTGGTTGTGACACTGTGTACGACACACAGCGCACGCAACAGCAGCCCTACCATAAACGGCTGCATGATCCCTTCTAAGGTGCCGCCATCGTCGGACAAAAACTCATCTGCCGCCGAGCTCCAGCGCCACGAACCGTCAGGGTACTGCAACCTCCCAAAATACTGGACGCAGGCTGTTTCAACGTCCTGTAGGTAGTCGGCGCGCAACTGAGCACCATTCGTAATCATTCCGCCGGCCTGCAACGGAAACGAATCAGGTAGAACCACCGCCAGCCATGTCGCATAGAGCAATGAGAATGCGCCTTCGCGCACACCATAGTGAAGCTGTGGGTTTGACTGTCGAATCTTTATCCAATTGTTGAAGCTGTAGCGGGTGTACTGGTTACCCCAGTCCCACATGTCGTCCCGTCCATCAATAGCGCGGAGAATCAACCCCCCTAAGTTTGCTTCACGCGGAGACGGTGTAGCGCTGTCTGGTAACAGTCGGATAGTTCCAGATCCGATCCACGTCGGATGCTGCCACCACGAGTCCGCACACTTACGAAAAAGCGTCAGGAAGGTTGGGTCAGCAGTGCGCTCATAAGCAACGCGCAACGACTTTGCTAAATCGTAATACAGATGATTGTTGTAAGTGGCACCTTGCCCGCCTGAGTTGATTGTTACCGCCTCTGTGTCCGCAGGCGGAGTAGCAGGACACGCTTCCCCGTGCTGTTTCGCTTTATTTAGTAGCGTGGTGTCAAACCAATCACCACTCGCGGATTGCGGGCCAGTGATGAGTTCAATCTGCTCTTGTAAGGTCATGGGAGCGGATTGTATTACTTTGTTGCGGTTCTGTCACGAAGGATTTTGTTGTAGATCGATCAGTCAGGTGTCTCTTGGTGAGGTTTAAGCCGCTGCCTCATATGTCCGAAGTTCTCCAATTTCACGCCCGCTGCCTTGATTACCGAGCGCATCCACTCGAGTTCTTCTTCTAAGAATTCCTCACGTAGAGACATCTTATCGTTCTCACGCTGCAATCGGGCGATCTGTGTTCGCTGCGAATCAGCAATAACATACAGTTCTTCGATTCTTGCGTAGGCGTCCTTAAGAGTTTCGCCGTTGAGATGTCGTGCCTCGGCATACGTCTTCGCTGCCGTTGCTTCAATAACCTGAATTTCAGGCTTTAGCTTTTTCCGTAGGTTGAGCCATGTTAGGAAGGAACCAACGATCCCCGAAGCAATAAATTTTGCAAGCTCTAATACAGTCTGCTCCAGCCCTGTTGATGAGGAAGGTGTTTGCATCTAATGTTCATGCGGACTTTGCTTTGAACTCCTGCACTAAACGATCTGTGGAGTGGGTAGCTTGTTGTAAGCGTTCTAGTTCCCCAACAGGAACGGCCATGAATGACAGTTTACGTTCTCGATACTGTTGCGATGCGGATGAGTGCGGGAAGTCATGGATCTTGAATTGGCAAGTTTCTTCGGGTAGTGAGGCGTTCAACGGTAACTCTCGGTAGCTACCGCCCGGAATCATCGCTGCCCAACGTGCTTCGGTTGCGTTGTCGTAGATCCCAATAAACTCCAGCTTGCAATATGACTTCCCGTCTTTATCCACCGCCGCCCAACCGTAGCGAAAGTAGACCCACTTTAACAACCACTTAACTAAGCGCGGCACGTGTGGATCTTTATCCAAACACTTTTGTTGGACAACCACGTAAGCGGTGAGCATGTCTTCGTCGTACATTAGCGACTTCCGTTTATGCTATAGTAGGCGGGACCACGAAGGATGTTACGATCCGCCGTGGCCCATCTCAGAAACCTATAACGGAGGTTCCGATGCCTAAATCCAAGTATAGCGCAGGACTTGAAGGGTTGCGATTTAATCGCACCGTAATTCAGTCCTTTTCTCATAAAGTGAAGGAGGTTAACAGCTATCGATACTATTGGAATTGCTTGTGTGACTGTGGCATGCGACACGTGGCCGATGCTCGTTCTATGTTTCGTGGGATGGTCCAGTCGTGTGGGTGCTTTAACCGAGATCCGGCTAGTAAATTTGTCAAGCACGGGCACTCTCGCAGGGGAGGACACTCGCGCGAATTTACATCGTGGCTGAAAATGAAGACCCGATGTTACGATCCTCGTAATGAATGGTTTCATCGATATGGCGGTCGCGGTATTCAAGTTTGTGAATTACTCAGAACTGACTTTTCTGCTTTCTTAATCACTGTTGGCCCTCGGCCACCAGGAAAGTCAATTGACCGCATAAATAACGATGGTCATTATTCCTGCGGGAGATGCAACCAGTGCACTACTAATCAGTGGTCAGTAAACATACGATGGGCAACGGTTGATGAGCAAAACGCTAATAAGTGTACCTCGAACATAATTGAGTTCAGAGGGAAGCGTCAAGCTTTGTTTCTTTGGGCCAAGGAAATAGGAATTTGCTCGTCATCACTACGTAAGAGATTGCGTAAATGGCCACTGGAAAGGGCGTTGACGCTACCTCGCGTTATCTAGCCCCGCCCTCAACGACCTGGTCCTTGTGGATCGCCGCCTCCAGGCAACGGCTCATCCTGCGGCTTTGGCTTAGGTGCTGGCTGACCCGGCTCGCGTGGTCCGGTTGGCTGACTCGGTTGTGTTGGTTGCTGTGGTTTGTCTTTATCAGGTTTATTTGTATCCATACTGGACTCCGTGATCCTTTTCAAGTAATCGAACAGTGAGTGAAAATATCAAGTCCCAGCCCCTCAGCATTCTCGGATGCTCGAACTATAATTTGCAGAGCGGCCATGAGATGCGACATTATCCTTATCCCTCTTGGTTTACCTCGTCAAAAGTCTCTGGAATGCGTAAGTAATAACCGCAAGGATCAGCGCTCCGATAACAAGTCTCGACAACCACATCATTGACGATTTAAGTTCGGCTAGATCGGTCGCGTTGGTCTTAATGTCAGACTGCATTCCCACCATACGCTCTCCATCGTTAATACGCTGTCTCCTTAACTCTTCATGTGCTGGATGGTACACATCAATTCTAACAAACTGCGAGCGATCGGCTTCTACCGCTTTCCGCAATTCGTTCAATTCTCCTAGTCGCCGCTCCATCGCGGTCAAGGCCACGGTCAGCGCTTCTTGCTGCGACTCCCGATCCTTGTTCATCAATTCTTTCAGATGGGCGATTTCCCGATCTAGCTGCGCCGTAGTAAGTACAGTCGGATCGGGTCGGGGCCGAATGTCTCTGTCGTTGTCGGGCTCCAAGCACGATATCTCCTTACTGATGAGTGTTTAGGTTTTTGGTTCACGGTCGCGTCCAAAGACTAAATACCCGATCACCCCCGTCAATATGACCGCCTGTTGTATTCTGCCACCAAGCCAGAACCATGCGAGCTCTGATGTAAGCGGAGATTGATGATATAAATTCTTTATCTCGGCTACAGACTGCTCAACGGCAATGGACGCGAATGCCAACGCCAGCGCCCAAAAGAATCCACGCTGATTACTCCAGCGGAACATACGCCAGAGGTAAATTGCAATCCCTGCGACTTGTAGGGTAACAATAACCGTCATGGCCAGCCATGCATCATGAAGGGTTTGGGGGTTTGTCATTGTTGTCGGGTTCGTCGTTCTGAAATTGCGTCAGCTATAGACTTAAACTGTTCATCACGATATTTGAGCGAGTCCAGAAATTTGTCAACTTCCTTTTCGCGTTGCTGACGCATGTAATCACGTTCAGCGCGTGCATCGCTCAATGCCGCGTTTATTGCTAACCGGTACTCTTCATCGCGTTTGTCCAATCGCGGCAGCAACCATTTCCAAACAAACACGGCAAGACCAAATATGATTAAACCAAGCGGGCCGTAAAACTTAACCAGTGATTCGCCATTAATTTGCATTAGGTAGTCACAGCGTCTCGGGGCCCCTTCACGAAGTTTTACTTATTACAACTCCCTCCATGACACAGCACCATGCAGCATTCGTACTCCGCTTGGCACTGAGACAAACACGCACTATTGCCGTTGCAGGCATTCTGGCAGATAGTCCTGTTTTGTGCGCAGGTGATCGCGCAACCGCCTGCGACTATCACAGTCGGAGTGGATGCCTTTGACTGGGATCTCAGGCTGGCAAATGTTGTGAGTAATAGCAACACTGACAGAACCAGTAGTTTCAGTCTCATTGTTCTTACCATTCTCATCGTTTTAGTTTCCTTTCAGTGTCAAGACTGCTAGTTGATACCGCCTCTCCAACGGCCCCGCAACTCGTGCCCCTTCCCCTCGCCAGGTACACGCTGCTTCTTTTGTTGGAGAGGCGGCAACTCGTTAGGTAGTGGGCGGTGCCGCGGGGGTGTTACGCGCTACCGCATCTGCCAGCTTGTCCTTTTGGCTCTTAAAGTCTGCGGCGAACTTCGCTACGTTTGTATCGTCACTGAGGTTATCAGCGGCGATCGCGGTGGCAAGCCTGGAATCAAAGCCGTCCAATAGCGCTACGGCGGAATCCACGACATCGGGTAGTTCGGATACTTCAGTCACAAGTGGTGAAAAATCAGCAGGCATATCAGTCTCCTTTAGTTTGAGAATCTACAGATGTTTGCAGTTTATCCTTGACAGTCCTGATGGCGCTAGCTAGTTCGTTGATCTTTCGTTGGACCTCCTCGGCCCTGTCGCCGTCCAGTGCTTCGATAAGGTCGGTGAATCCGGCGTTGATGACCTCCGTCTGATTGTTGATTGCGTCGACTAGAGATTGCAGTTGCCCGTTATCGAACTTAAGCGTTATCGCCATGCACATCTCCTTGCCGGGTTAGCGAATTGCTACGCACTGTCTCACATCAATGTCACCCGGCCTGCCCCACGGACAGCCGGTAAGTTGATAGAAGATCTCGGTGCGCACTGATGGTTGCTCGGTGGAGCCGCTCAGCCAGTGAGCAAATACGTCACTGGGGATGGTTAACTCTCTGCCGTTATTGCCAAGTACTTGAAGTGCTTGAACCAGTGGCGGGATGTCGGCAGTGCGGCGGATAGATTCGATGGCGGACTCGCTGAGTCGCACGATGATCTCCGCTCGGTTGTACGCCGACCATTCATCATCCGGCACATCCAGCAGTTTCTCTTTGTTGGGACAGGAGAGCGTAACCATCAGCTTCGTGTCTGTTGAGCCATTGAATCGCAAGGTTGGATGCTGTTTTCGCCACTGAACTACAGGCGTAACTTGAACTACAGTACAGGGCGGGAGGTTGGGTTGCTGCAAGGTGAGCAGAGTCAGCAAGGTAATTAATAAAAACAATTCATACCTCCTCTTCTACGGAGCGGCGGCAGTACACTGCCTCCATCCATTCCTCAAAACTGTGGTCGCTAGCGAAGGTGCGGTTTGGCTGCGCGCATTCCAGGTCGTACAGGCGACGCGCAATCAGTTGTTCAGTGATCGTCATGGTTGCATCACCGCTTTCAGTTTACTTACTTCTGCTTTCAACTTGCGCTCCAGTTCCTTCTCGTCACGTGCAACGGTTGCGCTGCGTGCCTCTGCGCTACTACTGGTACTGGAGTAAAACACCACTAAAGACGAGAGTATGCCTTCGGCGATATTCGCAGCTTGTTGCACGCGCGGATGAGCAGCGAAGTTCTGACGATTGATAATCCCACGGAAGCACTGCAAGGCAGAGAGTGATGCTTGGAATTTACGAGACTTGACCTCACCTGGCGGAGCGTCTTTGGGAATCGCGGAGAACATCTCCTGCAATACCAGCCCACACTGAGCCCCATCGTTGAAATCCGTGATTATAGCGGTGGCTTTGGCTTGTGGGATTATGCCGGCATTGACCAGTGAGTTGACAAGCGGGCTGGATGCGGCAAGGGTTAAGCGAAAGGTTTTGATTGCCGCTAAACCACCACAGCCGGACTCGAGCACGACAATCAATAGCAGAGCAGCCATAGACTTCCGCCTGAATAGTGAGAAAATTGGTTTCATTCTAGTCTCCTGTAGGAAAGAGTTTGCCGTGCATCGGACAGCATAATAGCACTAGCACGCTACTTGCAGGAAAGAATTATTCAACTTGCGATCCTTAGCTTTCGGTCGCGTTCTTCCAGTGCTGCCACGGCCTTGTTAAATTCTTCGAGTAGTTCCATGTACTCATTCGATGTTACGAGGCGCTTACTGATACGGCGGGTTCTGGCACTGGCGTTCCGGCCTATCAACTCTTCTAATCGCACGTATGTCAGATCGTCTAGGAATTCACAGACAGCATATCCGTCCTCCGTGATACTTACCAGTCTAGAGCAGTGATGTTCACCGCCCTCAAATTTATCACCCCGTTGCCACTGTAAAATTTCCGGCCAGCGTTGATGTGGCGGTAGGCTTCGGTTTGTGATGTAGAGTCGCCAGTACCAACGGATATGGCGTCGCAGAAGGTAGACCAAACCCGCTACACCAACAATCAGCCAAAGGACGCAAAACAACATTCCGGCGCTCATCTCTTCTCGCTTTCTAGCTTACTAACCCGTCGCTCAAGCTCGCGCAACTGTGTATCAAACTTAGGGAATAGCCAAAAGACCAAAGCCGCAATTAGAACAAGCAAAAGCGTTGCAACGATCCTCGCGGCATTATCTTCACATTTCACCTGTTCAGTAACTCACTTTCTGAAAAGACTCTGCAACCTTATTCGCTACTGCTGATAGTTCTGATCCAGCAAGATGAAATACTAGAGCTGCTATTAGAACTACTAAAGCAAGTGTAAGAAGAGATTCAAGAAAGTTATTTGATGTAGTTGTCATTTCACTTCACCTCCGTCCAGTTGTTGCGTGCCTTGGGAGCCGCTGTTTTACACCTATTGCCCCCATTGGCTTCTTCTGTTTTCCTTACGCGGATGTTTACGGTCAAACGCTTCCACGGCTTTGGCCCAACCATCTGAGTCAAACCAGTCACCATGATCGTAGTGAGCTGCGCAGATTACTTCATAGTTACATTGGCAGTAATAATAGAGCCAACCGTTACTACTTGGAGAAGTTCGGGTATCAGTCTGAACAACGACGTGCTTCTGTTGGCCCATCTTCTCCCTCTCCTGTCATCAGCGCTTCCAATTCTCTTAGCACTTCATCTCTACTCACATACGCCACTCCAGCAAAGGGAATAATAGAAGCGTTATTTACTATGTCGATGCAGGATTGAATGGTGGTGGAGCGTGCTTCGACGGCGTTGTCACGTTCTGCGACATAGGCTTGTTGTAAGTTGCGAATTGCGCCATGAAGACTTTCATCAGCACTGGCCGGATTAAGAAGCGCGATACACCTATCGCGGTATTGGCGCAGTAGTTCCAGTGCTTGGCGGGCATAACGATGATCCGCACGAACCGCCTCCAGTTCACGTCTCAGTCGCTCTACTTCTCCAGTCTCAGCAGGCGCAGCGCAGTGCTTGGCTATAATTACCGCCATCGCTTGCACTGTCTGCTCCCGATCGTTACAGCCCTTGCACCATTCAGCTTCAATCTTTCGCGCAGCTTCCTTTGCCCCTTCACCGGGAGCGATGGTGCTCGTAAGTAGCGCGTTCAACTTCCAGAACTCAGCCCACACCGCCTCAACGTCGGGCATGGTGTCCTTATCGTGGATGGGACTGGTGATCGTAGACAACGCATGGCCCAAGCCCGCAAGTAGTGGAGAATCGATTTCATCCTGCGCGGCATCTTCTGCTGTTGCTGCGGTGGGAGCGGAAGATTTCATTTCGCGGTAGTCACAGTTGTCGCACTCGTACCAGATACCGACATCTTCATCGAACTCTGACCGCATTCTACGACCACAATGCGGACAATGATGTCCTTCCCCTTCGGCTGCTGCTGCGGGTGGAGTGGCAGCGTCAGCGCGTCCAAGTTTGTATCCAACGAACGCGGCCTTGCATTCTGGGCATGTCGCCGCTTCAGGCAGCAATGCCGCGCCCGCGCCAGAATGAACCGACAGGCCACACATCGTTTCTTCTACGCCAGCCCTGAACCGCCAGTGCAAAACTTCTCCTCGCTCTCCAGTGCCTGTGCCAGTGGTTGCAACATTGTTCAGTGTTCGTGCTACAGCGGCAGCATCGTCAAAGCCTTCGTGATAGTCTGCGCCAGTGGCCGGAACAACGCACTTGTGTCCGCATAGGTCGATGCCGCGCTCTCCTGCGTCATTGTTCCACTTTACGAAAGCGCGACAGATACCCTCTCGGTCTACAAATCCGTGGTGACCACACTCCCCGCACCGCTCACTCACGGGTGGCCGGTGGACCAGAGACGCCGCGCGCTCAAGGTCTTCAAGATACGGCTCAATCGCGGTCAGCGCCTCGCCCTCAAGCATCTCTCGAATAAACTTGCTAGCCTCGGCAGTGCTCCCGATAAGGTAAAACGGTCTACCACACTGTCCGCATTGTGGCTGATTCGGCTCGAAGCGAACAAACTCGAACTCTTCCTCGATCTCGTAAAGCGCATCTCCATGCGGTTGTCGATACCAACCCGGCAAGGGTGATCCGTCCTGTGTGATTAGCCAAAGTCTATAGGGTACGTTCGACTTCTCCGCCACTCTCCGCTCCACTGGTTGATTGTCGTTAGCCATGATCATTGCTCAGTTAGTATTCCGTAATGAATAGATAGCATCTATCAGCAACCCGTCCACCTTCGTCTGCTCACTTTCAGATAACGGCTCGTGGCACGATCTGTGAACACGGTAAAAATAGCTGCGAGAGTCCTGTGGGACCATCAGTGAAATAGTCCGCACGTCCGTAGGACTCAGTGTCTTACCACATACAGGACAAGCCGCCCCTAAGCCGGGGTCGTAGTCGGGAACCACTTGATCCGCGCTGGAAAAGTAGCCATAAATGGAAGCTGGTTGATTGTTGCTCATTAGTTAAGTATTAAAATCCCCTTTCGGCTCTTCAAACTAAACCAGCGCTCTTCGCTTGCTTGAAGAAGACACTGCGCCTTCTGCGCAGCACATCGCATCACTGCAATTCGCTCTGCAATGTCAGTTACCATCGAACTACCGTCCCCTTTCTCTCGCTCTCTTCAGCAATAGCCCCGCAATCTGCTCAACCAGGGGCAGAGCTTCCAGTTTATCAGCCTCGTTAAAGCGGTGTGCATAGTGAAGGATTAACCAGCGGCAACGGCCGAGCAGGACCATCTCACAGTCATGTCGTCCATATGCTCCGCAGGTATTGCACATCTCGTCATGTGTCACTCGTTCTGCAAGGTCGTGGTTGATCATGGTTGCTGGTCCTCAAATTAACTCAACGCTAACCAGGTCGAAGCCTTTCACCGATGGCAGACCCATCGCCTTTGCCTCTGCGAAGTGTTTGCGGACAGACGCTTCATCGACATCCTCAAGCACGGCTTCACGTCGCCGTACGCACTCATTGATAAGCCCCGGCCTGAACGGATTCTCGGGAATGCGCAACGGTTCTTTCATCACCACGCGAAACTTTGCCATTAGCTACCTACCTCTTCCTGCGCCTCAGCGTGAGTCTGATAGACCGCATCCCTAATTGCCACATCGTCCATGAGCTTGTCCACGTCTTCAGCGGTCAAGCGTGTGCCGCGATTCTCCTCATAAGCGCGACGAAGTTTTTCATAGGGATCGTTTTTCACGGCTGCTGTTCTTCCTACGTCTGATATGCTTAGGCGCACAACGCTCACAGTAGTCCTTACTGCCTTGCTGAATCCATCCATAGCGTTTACGAGTAGCGCGGATCTCCGCTGCCGTCTTATCACGGTCATCGCCGCCGTAAGCTTCGCTACAGTCATCACAGATAACCAATAGCTCAATGACAACCACTATCGTCACTCCCCTTCCTGCGCTGCGGCGTTGCGGCGAAGTCGCCTACGCGTCTCTTCAAATGGAACCGTCTTGCCCGTTGTTGACTGGAGCCATCCCAGCGTTAGGCTGGCCGCTTCCGATGGTCCAACCTGCTCAATCGCCGCAATTAGAAACTGTTCGACCTCAGCCCGCACGTCCTCTTCCCGCTGGCTGAGATAATCTTGCAGCGAAACAAACTTGTGATCGCCATCATGCCCTGCCCACCTTTCAGCGCGACCACAGAACCACGGGCGCTCGTCGTCTAAGATTGCAAAACAAAGCGGGCCACCGTTCATTACGACTTGGCCCCAATCCATCTGCGGTACTTCTCTCGTGCTGCTCATTTGCTTCCTTTCAGGGCGTGATAGATCAATACGCCACACTGAGCGCACTTGCCATCGGTCTTACAATTCTGAATCGACCTCAACGTGTCCAACAGCGCATCTCTTTCCGCTTCCAGTGCGGGGTGCGCCCCCGCAGTCACCGCCTCACCACCCGTCTCCCGCTCCTGTTCAGCCTTTGGTTGCAGAGCGGCGTATACCTGATCGAGCGCGTCATAAAAGCCGTACTCATAATCTTGGTTGCGACTGGGCCGATGGGCGTTGCGCACGGCCTTTATTCTCTCTCTCAACTCCAGTTCCCGCTTCTCTGTTGCTGCTGTATCAGTCATGGTCGAACCTCATCAAGACACCGCTCATGTACATCGCCATACTCTTCATCGTCGATCCATGTTTCATCTTCAACTGGCTCCTTGCAGATTTCACATAGAGGCCGTTGACCTGTTGCTGTATCAGGTTTTGGATGCATGGTCATTTATGGACCTCCAAAGCAGATTCAGCATGATACGTACGCCAGTTCTGCCAATCTTCCAGCGTCCAATTAGCGCCACGCGCTACAGCGAATCCCAACTGCTCGACCAATGCCAGCTCGCGTTTATTCCGTGCTTTCGTAAACTGCGACCATTCAAGGTAGAGCTTGTCCAGTGTCTCTGTTTGTAACGTGTCGCTCATCCTTCCCCCTCTGCTTCAGTGTGGATCATTTGGTTGCTCTTACGTCGCGCCACATTTTCATCAGGCCAATCGGATTGTCGGGCTTCTTAATTTGCGTCATGTCAACCGCAACCCCGCTAAGCAGGGCACTAAAATTCTTTAGTACGTCTAACTCTTCGGAAAGGCGCTCACGTTCTTTATCTGAACAGTGAAGTAATACCGCACCAACCGAACCGCGAAAGCGTATGTCTTCATTAGTTGACATCCAGAAGTTGCGCCCTGCCTTCATCGCTGAACGCAGTCGATCTTCTAATGGTTGTTCTTTGGCGTTTTCAAGATTAGCTTCGGCTGCAATGAACCGTGCGGCGATTACAACTATCTTGTCGTTGTCGTTCATCCCCTTATCCTTTAGGACGATCTTTAGGTTTAGGAAGTGGAGTTCTGTTTGCGCGCATTATCGCAACGCCTTCTTGTAAGCCTGTATCAGTTTGGGACTCCATTCACGTCTACCTAATTCCAGATCCGAGACGTAGGCCGCGCTGAATTCCATTAACTCCGCAACCCTTCGCAGAGACATCCCCGCCGCCTCTCTTAGTTGCCGCATTTCCTGTCCGCGATAAGCCGCGTTCTCAAGTTCGCCGGAGCCGCCACAGCGCTCACAGGGTCTGGTCTTTGTCATACGCATGTCACGCATTATAAGCATAACGTGTTAACGCTGTCTATAGTCTTCTGAGAATTATTTAGGTAGGGAGAAAAGGGCTGAACTGCTTGGCTGGTATTTCCTTGCGCACTGCCTTTATAGCGATACGCCACAGCGGTACGGTCTGGATGGGTTATTGCGTATCAGTTCGCCCCTTCCCTGCTTTGTATGACTTTAGAGGTTAAAACGTTACGGGCAGGCTCTATTCCGTGTCCACAATCATGCTGACAGCGTAAAGCAGCGCAATCTTGGCATCTTCCTATAGAGCACTGGTAAGAGATTCCCTTAGGTAGATCGCGGCCTCGCTGGATGTTTGGCCTACCTGTTCCTTTATCTTTTCTGCTCATGCGTAAAGCACGCCTTTCGCGTCCTTCAATAATCGGTCACGAATGATTATTCGGGCATCATCAATCGGATTCTCCCGCGCAATATCGAGCAATTCCTCAATGAACGCATCAAGCGGATCTGAGAGCGAGACAAGGCGACGGAGTACGCCGCCTGTCTGTGGACTGAATTCATAAGCCGCATTGTCACCATCGAACAACACGGAGACTTTCACGTTGTTCTTGCCTAACCAGTCGCTCACCCGTAGCACCGTGCCTCTGTGACCGGCTTGAAATCTACCACGATCAAATTCGTGTTTAAGTTCTACTCTGTCACCGTCGTGTAAGTGAAAGTATGTGTTTGTCATTTTTCTCTGCCTCCACTCTCTAATGTGATATTCGAGGCAGTTTGTTCAGCAGTCCTCTTCATCTGCCGGAGGTTCGCTATCCTTTGAATCACCCATTGATAGTTCAATCCCGGATCATTTAGTTTTAACCCTTCGATGGTTTCACCATTCAGTAACCCTTCCAGCCGTTTGATTTCTTGTGTCAGTGTCAGCATGTTTGTTGCCCTCCTGATCCATTAGTGTGATCTCGAAAGCAACTTGTTCAAATCCTTCTCAGATCGATCTATTTCATCCAGTTTTGCTGTGAATTCACCGTAACCTACGGGCAGGCAACCGCAATCCAAAGGATGTTGATTACAGCCCACACATCCGCGATCCGGGTCAACACGCCTTCCACAATCACAGTCTCTCAACTCCGGCGAGACAGGTGCCGCAATCTCGCACTGCGGACAAAGCGCAAAGCCTGAATTCTCAGGCGGATTGTATTCATGCTCAGGGCAGTAATAACTGACGGCTTTCATATCTTTTCCCTCCGTGCCTCTCTCTTCATCCACCAGCGTTTATACCTCCAGATTACTCGTCCATTATAGATCCTGAATCGTTCCCCGTTGTGTGTGATTACGTCGTCAATGTGCAGTGAGGTTTCCACGCGATCGTATTCCTCGTAGGTGGTTCCCGGTTTTTCTGCTCTGCGTTTTCCATTGCAAATCCAGAAGTGATGCCAAGGACGGATCACGTAAGGTCGAAAGTAAAAGATAACCGTATCGGCATAACAGCAATAAGGCTGTGCTAGATTCGGGTTAGGCGCCTTTGTCGGCAACTCTTCCTACACTTCGATCAAGTGCGCGTGTTCTTTATCAGGAATAATTTCGATAGCTACTCCCACGGTGCTTTAGCCTCCTCAACAAATAAAGCGGGCTGAACGTCAGGATCTTCAACCAGGATTTCTTCAACTGTGATTTCGACTCGAGGTGGCGAGCCATAAAGCTTCTCAGGACATGGCTTTACTACTTGTGCATCATCGACCCAACAGATTCCTTTTAGAGCATCTTCTGTGCCTCGTAAAAGCTTTGTAGCGTCAGGTTTGGTTATTGGATAAGGGGTTTCTCTGCCTAACTTGCTTAATAATCCCGAAGAAGTAAAGTGTGACTTCGGGCGCCCACGATAGAAAAGCATTGTCACTTTGATCGGCCCGGTGAAAACAGGTCCGCCGTATTCTTCACGAGCTACTTTTGCAACATGCTTTTTCCAGCCTTTGCTCTTTGGATTATCATCAACCGTTGAGACAACAATCCCGCCGTTCTTATTTCTGTAGGGCTCTTTGGTCTTAGGATGTAGTGGCACGAACGCTTGCTTTGAGCCTGCGGGCTGCGCAACGCCATAGACAATGAATCGGAAGGACTTTCCAACCCGAAGCGCTGGAGAGGCATTCTGCGCTAAAGACGTACCATTTAGCGGTGCTTCTCTTTTTGCTTTGTAGTTAGCGAGCCATTGCTCGTCATATCGATGGCTCATTTACACTGGTCTCCAAACGAAGTCTCCTTTATCTTCGCGGATGGCCGGTTCGCTATCTTTGCAGGCGCATTCTATGCCGATGCGGTTCTCGTTAACTGGTCTCCAGAAATTTCTAACAAAACCGTGCGGTACATGGTTATCCTCTTCCGCGCCGTCCATCCCAAATCTCGACAAAATCCATGCTGCGTCATTGCTGTCAACGCGCTTTCGCCCTGCGGCGCTTATGCTGACGTGGTAATGAAGTTCTAACGGAGAATCGACGCCTTCAGCTTCGGCCATTTCAACCGAACTGATCACCGCGAACCTTTCTTTATACTTCCATACCTCCACGGCGTTGGGCTGTACGGGCATTTGCGGCGTTGCGACCAATGTCCAGCCGTCGCCTGACGGTTGTAATGGATTAATAATGCTCGGCGCAACCATTCCCGCCGCTCTCATAAGGTGTGTCATATCAGTTCTCTCTTTCATCCTATGTTCCAAAGCCCTTTGCCGACCGCCCCTCTAGCGAAAGGTTAACGGTCGGCCTCAGGCTCCGCACTCCCACAATCAATCTCTTTTAGAACTTCTTTTGCGATCTCTTCTACGTACATCTTAGAAACCGCGATCATCATTTCGTTAAGCGCTTTCAACGTCTCAGGAGAGACATTCCCCGAAACATTTGCTTCGGCACCGCATGGTAATACCACTCTCACGCTATTTCTCTCTTCCTCTTCTGTGCGATCTCATAAGTCTCTTCTAGCAACAATCCCATTTTAACCGCTTCTGATCGATGCAGAGGTATCCAGTCATGATGTGTACGGCAGAGCGCAATCCCTATTGAGACATCATACTTAAGGTCCGGTCTTTGACTTCGCTCTGCTTTGTGGTGTGGATCGATCCGTGGATCTCCAGTCTGACAACCCCCTGGCCATTGACAACGATTTCCGTCTCGCTCAAGAACTGTCTTACTCCATGCTGCGTCTTTAGAATTCGGACGATACGGTTTCATGTGTGAGCGTTTCATCTGCTTCGTGCCACGCTTCATCTTTGAGCGGATTAGCGGCTTAAACTTTTCTCGACCTTCGGGGTAGGTCTTAGCGAAACTCATGTGTTCGTGTTGGTTTGCTGATCTTCGAGATAACTGAAAGCCTGTGTTATCTCAGCTTTAGTGAAATCAAGCGGATCACCGCTGTCACATCCAGCGCCATCGATCCTATCTGCTGGTACATCGAATTGCAGAATCAAATGATCGCGAATGCCATCTACTAGCCTGTCGATCTCTTTGCAGAGCGGACAGCGTTCGCTAAATTCGTCGTCAGGATCGTTAAATCCAATTTCGTGATGACCATCGCTGCATGTGTGTGCGAATTCTTGGGCCATATATTCTTTACCTTCTTACCTTTTTCGCTTATGCCTAAATGCTTCATGCTTTTTGCGCTTTTTCGATTGTGCCTGCGGTCTTTCTCCGTTTGGATGTAATGCAGTATTAACGCTGAAAAGTCGATCCATACAAGGTGTGCACGCTGCTCCTTTTCCTATTGCTACTGCTCCTAGATCTTCATTGAAGTCGAATAATTCTCCACCAAGGATGCAGCGAGATTTGACCTGAGAGTGTTCAGCTTGCACTGGCGAATAGTCCTTCCTGAGTTTTCTCTGCGGCTCTAAGATTTGCACATGCTTGTTTGAAGTAAGATTCTTTTAGCTCGATTCCGATGAAGTTACGGAGGCGTTGAACGGCCACGTAACCCTCACTGCCTATGCCCGCGAATGGACTTAATACCGTATCGTGCGGGTTGGTCCAAAGCTCGATGGCCCGCTCAATCACGTCTAGCTGGAGCGGGCAAATGTGGCGCTCGTCTTTATCTTCCCTCGCCGATTCTCTCTGTAATGTCCGACTTTGGTTGATATCCATCCATACGGGTGAGGCATAACGTCTCCATACTTGATGTGAATAAACCGGATCGTCAAGCGTCATGGTCGTTACATGGCGATCAAAGTCTGGATCCGAAGACTTTATTGATGGCTTGCCTTTCTTACCTCTTGGCTCGTCCTCTCCAATGAATTCTGTAAAGCCTTCCGGCCGTGAAATTGGATCCTTATTGTCGCCTGGTTTACGCATCGTTATAAGATAGTCGGGCAAGCCCTGCCTACTCATGGCGCTATCCTTCATTACCTGTTTGTGCATCAATCCGATGGCTTTTGTGCGCGTGGCCTCAATGAGCGGATCTTTCCAAATAACCACACGCGAATGCTCAATAAAACCGGCTGCCTCAAATGCGCGGATCAGGTCGCCCGGAAAATCTTTGATGCCGATGTAACCGTCTCGCTCTTTCATCGCGGGGATATCCATACAGTGAAATGATAGCAATCGACCGGGCATCATTACGCGATGTAACTCCGTGATTAGAAACTTAAAGTGCTCGTAAAACTCAGAATCAGAACGCGCATTCCCCATGTCACGATCAGACGCTGAATATGTGTAGAGTGAAATGAACGGCGGGCTGAATATCGAATAATGAACAGAGTTATCAGGTATCTCTTTGGCCCGTTCAACGCAATCGCCCAGACGCATGGACCAGCCGTTGCCGGTCTCTTCCTTTGTTTTATATTCATCGGGTTGTCTGATACTTTTGATGTGAATCGCTTCTGTGTTATACACGCTCATGTGCTTAACCATTTCTGCCGCCATTCGTGCGGCATCCGCTTCTTTGCGTTGAATGTTCTTAACTACTGCGCCTTCTGCTTCTGAGGTTATTACGTGGCAGTGAACAGGTTTCTTTTGTCCGAAGCGCCATACGCGCCGAATTGCCTGATACCACTTCTCCCAACTATCAGACAGCCCAACAAAGGCCGTGTTCGGGCAGTGCTGCCAGTTCATCCCGTAACCCGCGATCGATGGCTTTGTAACCAGCACACGGAATTGACCATCGGCAAATCCGAGCATACGAGATTCCTTCGCCTCATCGCTATCTGCTCCTGCAACTTGGACCGCATCTGGAATTGCTTTTGTGAGCGCATCGCCCTCTGCGTTGAGGTCACACCACACCAGCCAAGGTTCCGTACTTTGATTAACCATATCTGCGGTGACTTGTACGCGCTCATCTAAACTCACACGCCGCGCTGATCTTCTTTCCTCGAGTGTTTGTGCTTCTACCTGAAAGAGAAATCCATCAAGCGGTCTATTCGATGAAACCACATGTGAGTGATAAGTAAGCGGAGGTAACTCAAACCCATCATCTGAGTATCCGAGATCCGATGGCTTCCGAATCATCACGGCCCATTGACAAATCCACTTCCAGTATTCCTCTTCGGCGTGCCCCTTGAGTCTCCACTTCGACGTATCACCGCCATCGTGAACAAAGAACGTGGATAGCATTTCTGTGCGCGTTAGCACCCCAAGAAACTCCGAATGATTTCCTAACTCCATGAAGTCATTCGGCGCTGGCGTGGCAGTGCAGCACAACTTCATCGGCGTTTCCTTAAAGCGTTCTATCAGCGCATTCCGCGTTGCGCCGGTGAACGATTTAAGGATAGAACTCTCATCAGGTACAACGCCTCCAAAACGTGACGGATCAAAGCGGTCAAGCTTCTCGTAGTTCGTCACAAAGATCCCGTGCTTCCGAATGTCCATATCGGAATTAGCGACAGAGGCTTTTATGCCGAACTTCTTTCCCTCGCGCTCGGTCTGTCTTGAAACCGCCAAGGGAGCCAGGATTATTACTGGCTTATTAAGTTTTGCTGTAACCTTTTCAGCCCATTCTAGCTGAATCAAACTTTTTCCAAGGCCGCAATCGGCCCAAACAGCAGCCTTTCCCCTCCTGAGCGTCCACTGGCAAGTATCGCGCTGCCAATCAAACAGGTTCGGATTGAACGAATTAACGTTAAAGCCGGACTCGGGGTACGAGATCGCCTTTGATAAGAGAAAATCTTCGTAGCTCGTCTTCGGACATTCCGCCAAAGTGCCACCGGGCGTGGTGCGACTGATCAGGGAAGACGTAGAGATTGTCTGGTTGGTTGTTTTGTTTGTTTGCATCGCCATGATGGACCACTTCTGACAAGTTGAGCGGTCTTCCTAAAACCGCCTCTGCCACGATTCTATGAACGTGCCGTGCGCCTTCTTTCCGATAGACATTTGGATCGCTGTTACGGAGTCGCCATTCCGTATAGCAGGATCTAGAACAGAACTGATTTAACCGCGTTCCTCTATCCTGCTCACCAAATCTCCTATAAAATGGCGCGTCACAAAGCGCGCAGAACAATTCCGATCCGTGCCGCTTCGACTTTCCTAAACAAGCTTTTGAGCAATAGTAATTTTTAGCATCGGGTCTTAGAAGACTCTGGTACTTAGAGAACCCCGCCCCACACTCTGCGCACTTTAGATTTACCAGCATCGCGCTGAATCATACCGCAGTCTGAAAAGGCGCACAATAGGCTATTTCCCTGCCCCCTTCTTAATGAACTGCATTGCGATCCACGCGCCAGCCAAACTCCAGGAATAAGCTAAAAAGGTTCTTCCACAATAGATCGCAAAGCTCAATCTGCGTACACCCCAAGCGTCAGGGTATCTCTGCGGGATTATGTAGTACCGTTTTCTTCTCATGGTCAATGCGAGCAGATGCGCGCTCCTTTAGCGTTTCCATCTTCATCGCTGATCACTTCTGAGCCTGTGTTAAAGCATTTGGGACACACCTCTGCGGCAGAAAGTTTCTCCCAGTCATCATCCCTGTTGGCTCTTCTTTTTTCAGCGCGAATTGTGGCAGCTCGTTCACGGATCTCCGCTACAACTGGGAAAAACCGCAATTCATCCGCACACTTATCAAGCGACTCTTTCAGTACATCAAGTGGGATGTCGCATAACTTAGGGGCATAAGCGCGGTAGGTTTTAGCTTCGACCTCACCGCGATAAAACTCTGAGAGCTCGGTCAACATCTCAACAATCCGTGCTTTCACTTCTCCAGTATTATTAGTGGATGACTTCATTGCGGAACTCCGCTGCTACATCTTGCCCGTTTTTAGCGCTGCGATCTGAGTTGACGGTCGATCGGAGTTGCTGCTGTGTGGCTGGAATACCGTTTACATACCAGTCTGTTAGCCATGCTAAGTTAAGTGGTGAATAGTTCTTTGAGCGCCACGCCAGCCAGCACTCTCGCATCCTTTCAAGGTTTGGCTCTTCTCCTGTGATCCTGATAATTAAATCCCAGACATCCTTGTGTGGATAGCGACCTATTAAATCGCGTGCCGCTTGTAATCCAGGATGGACACTTCTCGGATCGCGTGGGCCGCTTTGCTTAGCCCCTGTACTCCTTGACTGTCTGCGCCCGGTCTTTAATTGAATAATGTGCCCTGCATCGTATTTTAGACCGGAGCGCATTGCTTCGTCGTTTAAGGCATCCAACTCAGTGATGATCTTTCTCAACTTTGCGCGACGCCGGCCGTCAGGCTCGGAAAGCATGAACTCATTAAGCTGTTTAAGGGTTTTAATGACATTTACCGTTAGCTCTGCGAGTGCTGGAGATTCAGGGGATTCGCCCATGTATTATTAGTTTCTTTCGTTGCTGAGATAGATAGAGCATTAACCCTCCCTGATCGGCATAGGTCAAATATCTCTCTCTGCGATAAACAAAAAGCGGTCGGGGTCTACTTTAGGGAACATTGTTTTCGTTGTGTAAGGCCCGCTCTGAATCAAACGAAACCCTTTTCGGGAAAGCGCCTCCATGACCTCGCGGCTTTTGTGTGTGGGCCCAACTAATCGAACACGCTCTAGCATTTGCCTTTTCTCAACGAATTTGTTGATGCTGTTCAAGCCGCTTCTCCTTCTTCATTGCAGACATGCGTACAGTCGATGCCGTTTGGTCGTTAGGTGTAGAGCGTCCCTGCATTCTTGCGGCGCTTCGCAATCTCAACCAGCATCGTTACCGCAGATGTGCGACCTGCGCTTTCAAGTGCATAGCGATAGACAGGGCTGCTATTGGCCTGATTCTCGCGCGGGTCACTCAAGTAAGAGATCGTGCCACCTGCGGATGTCAGTCGAACATAGAGTCGTTCGGGAGCCAAATTGTCTCTGTCATCTTCGATCGCCGCTAAGAGGAACCCGAGCACGTCATTAGCGGTATTCATGCGCTCGTCCAGATGTTGCTCAAGGGATTTAGTTCGTGGCGGACACGTACAGGCATGTTCGGGATGCGGGCAATAATTGTGCGTCGCGCGGTAGGAGCACTCCGTGTTGCTAGTTCGTTGCCATCGGCAGTTAACGTTATGCTCAATCATTCCTCGATCTCCTTACTCATAATGTGCGCTTGGATGTGGAGCACTATTGAAATCAAAGTCTGCGTCGATCTCTATTCCGATCTCCCAATGAATCGCGCTCGGATGGGCTTCCTTGAACTTCTCTTCCGCTTCCGAAAGACAAGTAGCATCAACTTCTACTCTTTTTACTGTTCCGTTTGATTCATTGTAAAGAATCTCAAATGTCATGATCAGCTTCTTTCATCAACCGTTCGCAGTCACAGCAGTCCATACAATGATCAGCATCGTACTCGCACCGTAGATTTGAGCAATCACTACAATCGACTTCTTCACAGCACCAGCAATTCATTAGTTTGGGCCTTTCTTGCCGACCTCTTGATTAAAACAGGCTTACGGGGCGGCTTGTCGATCTTGACGGTTCCCTTAATCGCACAAGGCAGAGGGCCGTACACTTCAATGATTAGACCCTCTCTCGTCTCTCGATAAGGCGCGAATTTATTGCTCTTTGCTAGATTGTCCTGCTGAGTAATTACTTGCAGATTTGCAGGGACGTGCAGCCCGCATACCAACGGATGCACTAACGGGATAATATGATCAACGTGGAATTGTCTGCCAGATTCTTCTGTGCGTCTAATTGCTTCCGCATAAAACTTTTCAATCGACTCCGTGGCGGCATTGCTGCGCTGCTGCACCGTCCGCCGAAATCCAGCCACAGCACGCGATCTGTAGACTTGCTCTGCCTGCTGTCTAGCCTGCCGCGCTGAGCATCTGACGCAATACTTATTCAACCACTGACCGATTCGCTTTTGTTTACCACCAAACGATGATATATAGCGCCATTGCTTACATCGGAGGCATCGGTATTCCCATACACCGTGGGCACTGAGCCGTCTCTCGGGGTTTCTGAAATTATGCAGCGAATACTCCTTGAAAGGATCGGTGCGCGACTTACGTTTGGTTTGCCCATGCTCGCGCAAATAGGCCGCTTTTTCACCAATGTCCATGTTGGCGTAAGTCAACTTCCGCAGTCGCACGCGAGCAGCGCCAAGCATTCGCTTGATTTGCCTTTCTTGTTCCGATTTGCGCCGTGATGGAGCCATCTGGAAACCCTTTCCCTACTCGAAATACGCGATTTCAAGTGTTCAGCCCGCGCTCGATTTAATACTAGCTTTGATTCCTCTTTCGAGGTTCGAGTAATTAGGACCAGGACGCAAGGGCTTTGTACGATCAACTACGTACGCGGTGCCTGGGAAACAATCCGCATAAAGCGGCAACAAAGCTATTTCCTCGTCGCTAAGGCTGCCGCCAACACAAGCGCTGATTTTCTCGGATACTCGGCGCTGATACAGGAACCGATCATATTGTTGTGTGTCGCGGCCTCTGTGGTTTGGCGTTGGCTTGGGGATTCGGAAGGAATCATCACCAGCGCCCGTTCTTTAGACACCGCGAATATAGACCAGATAAGTGCTTGTGAGCAATAGGTATTTTTGTTATATTGCATTCACTCGGTCATCACAGCCCGATCATTAGACACAGTTTGCGCCAGCTTTAACCGGCTGGCGTTTGCTGTTTCTAGTACAAATCGTAATCGTCATCTTCAAGACCCTCGTCTTCATCGCAATCATGCGAACAATCATCAGGTGCAGATTGCCAGTGGTCTTCCATGTCGCAATCGCAAGCTGATTCGCATTCAGGACAATCGTGCATATTTTCCTCCGTGGCTACTTCCCTATAGGATTATTGAGAACTGCTACAGCTCGCAGCGCATCGTTATGTGTTAGACCGACTTCGTAATCGGTTTGCACGAGAAATTGTTTCAGCGAAGCCATGTCGTCACCATCGTCTAGGATTACATAAGCATCGTTTGGTTGATTGTTTTCTAACCACGCCTCGATCTCAATGCCGCGATCAACGAATCCTAAATCTGGCGTGAGCCCTATAACAGATCCACGAATACCCCACTCTTGGAAGAGTAATCGGAGGTTCTTCAAGCCAAGGCCGCGCCATGTGCTGGATATTACAAGCCTGGCATCGGTTTCTGCGGTCAGATGATTCAATGCCTTTATGCAAGTCGGATGCGCCGTACTGTACGAATGCTTGGACGTGGTTATCCTTGTCCGTGGAAATCGCAACGACTCCATGTTGTTCAGCACACCATCAATGTCGAGAAAAATAATCTTCACTTCCCTATAGGACTTAGTGGGTGAAATGGTTGCTTGCGCAGTTCGTTTTGTCGCCAGTGAAGCGCATTAAGAAATACCGTTTGAACTTCTACAGGTAACTCTGAGAATCCTTCACGGTGTAAAATCCATTCGGGCCTAACGCCACTCGCGAGCATCGTCTCGACTTTTCTCATTAACTGCGGGTCGTTATCAGCCTGTATTTGCCATACCATCTCTGGATTATTAGCCATCCATTTAAACGCTTTTGCGTCAACCTGTGGCGGTTTACTTTGGCACTCCATTTTCTAATCTCCTCCGCTGGAAGCACTGATAGCAGTTTCTGCCTTATCAACAGGAATCGCATACACAACTATAGCGATCTTCGGTTGCGCCCCTGAATCCTGCTTTCTCATACATTGTGTGGTTGTGCTCGCCGTTGGCGGGATTTGGAATTGCCCGCCCGCAGAAGTGGCAACCATCAATAACAGGATCGCCAATGTGCGGACAGAATTCAGGACCGTACCAGCGGCCCTTGTCATCCGAATCCAGTTCTCCGGTATCTTTACTCATTTTAATCTCCGCTTGCTGCGTTTGCTGCAACCCCAGCAGAATCCGTAACGGTCCCTGAACTCTGATCGGATAACGCTGCCTCTGATTTCTGTCTTGATTTGCGCGAAGCACGCGCTACAGGCTTCGATGGTACGAAAGGGTGATGCCCTGCATATTCGAACTCAGGATCGTGAATCGCGTTACTAGCGGTAGCGAGGCATACTGACCCACTCCCGAACGTGTGAGAGCACAATCCTGGCGGCACATCCCCTGTTTTTACCTGTTCTTTCTGCGCCACAGGGCTTCCCGCTGCTTTCTTTGCTGCTTTACGAGGCGTAGGTGCCAGTTCCTTTTCCAGTGCGTTGTAGGCCATTTGGTGAGCATTAAACGCCGCTTGCGCTATTCCTAGCTGTGATTCAGCCGTTTCGACATTCTGCCGTGCGATCTCCAACCGCTCGCGGGCTTGATTCAGTATCCTGTCAGCTTTTGTTTGCCTTTTCATGGTTACTCCAGTTCTTTGGTGTCTCGTTGACTGAAAAGCGCCACGTTGACACATTTCTCTTCATTAAGCGGTGCATCTGTAAACATGGCCCACTTGTCTCTCAAGTGTTCGATTGATGGCGCTATCAAGATGAAATCGGATGATGTTAAGGCGATTCCTTTGTAGCAAATTCCCTTCGCTTCGCCTCTTACCCGATCGATTATTGGTTGTTGTAAGTGATCGTTATGTCCCATAGCCTACCTCCACCACATATCTCCCATTTACTCTCCAAACAATTTCTTCTCCAACATAGATCGCAAACCAAAGCACATAATCAGGACCAGCAAATTCATTGTAAGCTTCGATCTTTGTGACTCCGTTTGAGCCAATCCTGACATTCCAATCCCGAACACGTTGCTTCGTCTATCACAAGGCTGGTAATTGGTCGGTTATCTTTCAATGTTAGGTCGATGTTCATTGCGCGTATTTCCCTACCAAATCCCGAAGCCACGCCAGTTGTCGTTCGGTGACACCCCACCGATCTACCTTGTCCATCATTTCGTCAACGAATTGCGCTTCACGTTCGCCCATGTTTTCGACTTCGGGCTTGAGCAGATCCAGGCATTTGCGGGCACTCGCAATGCGCTCGCTTGATGAAAGTATGTTGTCCCGATTGAATGATGTTTTAGTCATAAGTAAATATCCTCGTCACCTAGTCAATCATCATCGTGGCTCGCAAAAGGTTCATCATCGGAATAGTAATCAGAACGACACTTCCAGCAACTACCGCCGTTACCTCGATGGCCCAACTGAAAGCAACTCTGACAAACTCTGATCGCTGAGATGTCGAAGGACCAAAACTTAGCGTTGCAATGCCCGCATGTGATCTCAAAGCGATTATCAGCGACAAATCCATTCATTGGACCAACTCACTTCACTAACTGAATAACTTTCCCTTTACGTGCATGTACTACATTAGGCTTCTTAGCAAGTGCGATCGAGTCTTCAAGTTGCTCCGTCAATACCGTGGATCCGTAGCCCGACCGCCTTCGGTTCCTAATTCGCTCGACCTTTTCATTGAGCTCGACAAGAAACCTTCTCACTGAGTTTTCCAATGCGCTTATTTCGGATTCGTTTCGCCACTCTGTTCTCACATATAATTTGTCTTCTTCGTTCAACATTGTCGGACAGTAGCTTATGAAGTCGCAGAATTCTCTGTTGGTACAGGCAAGCCCTGAATTCACCTGTGGGCGATACTCGCAAAAGACTGATTCTTCCCGCTCGCCACCTTCCAAAAGTTTGATATGCTGTGCGGCGTCCAGATTCTTGATTTCGATTATTCCATTATCGCCAACGTATCCATCCGGGCTCGCTCCAAATCGCTCAATAAACAAGTGATGAATGAAGCCGACTTGTACAACCTCCCGATCATAGAAGAATGAATAAGCCGCTCGAGCCGGAGCCTCTTGTTTCAGCCTCTCGTTTAGTGAATAAACGCTCTTACCATTCTGAGGTTCACCAGTGAGACGCTCTGCAAGTAATTGATCCATGTAGCGATCGCGATCCGCCGACGATTTCCATTCAGTGACAATTCCTTTTTCCTTCTTCTTTTGAACCAGCTTAGTGATGTCATAAGCCCTACTTGCCGTAGCGAAGCCACATCGTGCTTGAAGCCATTCGGGATTGAGACTTCCATCCTCAAGTTGCTGAGGCAGCGCGGCCGCACAATGCCGACAGACTTCCGTGCGGACTTCATATTCATCGTACTTGCAGAAGCAGTTATTCATTGTCGATTCTGTTGTTGGTGAAGCGCTGCTAATGCGCCTTGATACTGACTCGCTGGAAGTTCGCTGACCTTCTTGATCTGGTTGGCTTTAAGGAAGTCGGCTTTACAGTTGCCGCCAATGCCATCGATCATGGCAACCAGGGTTGCCTCCTGATCCTCGCTGATTGTCGCCTTGCGTTCAGCGTCTTTCTGATGAGCAAGGTTAATCTTATCTACGGCGCTCTGGTACTTGGTGCGAGGTAGCTTAGAGAGATCTTGAATGCCGAACTGTTTCAAAAGCCAGTCTCGACGCGCTTGGCTGTCATCCTTCATCATCTTCTCAAGGTTTGCCCGCTCCACATCGCTGATGGCTGGCCTAATTGGATTTCCGTCGTTGTCGTCTTTATCGTCAGTGAAAGAGAGGTTGAAGATCATCCCCGCGAGGTATCGCTTGCCATAGGAAACTCCCGACCCGGTCGCGTGGGTTTTGGTCATGACATCCCCGCCCTTAGCCCCTTTTCCATCTATCGGCAAATCCAGATACGGAAACTCAACGTGTCCGCCCTTATGGGAAAGGCGGCAGACAAGGCGCATGTATTCTGGCGGCGCACCCTCCCCCTGCTTGAAGCTCAGCGCGAATCCGTGCTCTGTATAGATCGGGCGGATGTGCTTATCTACCGCGGCGTACTTGGCGTAATGGCTTCGTGTCTGCGGGTTGAGCGATTCGGCCGGGATAGTCTCCATCTTCGCTTGTGCATCGCGCATCGCCTCATTGAATATTTCCTCAGCCTCTTCTGCGCGGCGCCGCAAGTAAACGCCCTCAATCTTATCGATGAGGGCCAGGCGCTCGGCGCCGCTTAATCCCTCGACGCGCATGGCCTGCTCAACCATTATGTCCATTTGTGTTAGGTGACGCTCGGGCTGCTGTGGGCGCTCGAGCGCAAGTGTCTCTGAGCTATTCGACATTGGTTTCCTCTTTTAGACCGTGGAATAGATTGTATTGCTCTCGATAGAATTCATAGAGCCGTCGTTGAAAACCCGCGTCCCGAAGCATCATGTTAATCGCACGACACTGGTCCACGTCATCAACAAGGCGGCAGTCTGGAATTAAGTCAACGTATTGGTCTAGCACGGCATGGTTGGGGAATGGCGGGATAAAATCAATAAGTTCCCCTATCGGCTCAAACCAATCAGATTCGCAGACTTGATCTACGGTGAACTTTGGGCCATCAAAGTCAAGATAAATTCCCTCTGCGCCATTGTCATGTTTCCACTCGCTGATCTTGCGTAGATAGAACCGTTGGGTTGCTCCATGCCAATTAACCGTGCGCCCGGCCTTATAACCAGGGATGTCTTTCAGTAATCGGTAATTGTGCGCAAACTTAGTCGCCATTTGATTTACCTCTAATAGCCGATGCGATGGATTCAAGTTCACGACGCGCGACTCTGTATGGTCGTGTCTGGTAGTTGCTGATTTCGATAACACGATCATCGCACTTCTTTGCTGCCCGTTCGTCTCTGTCGCGGAGAGCTTTTTCAAAGTCATCAATCAGCGCTTTGGCCGTGCTCGCATACTCCCGAGGCGACATCATCTCGTCTAAATGCTCATCGACTATTTGCTCCGCTATCTGCCTTGTCTCACTCATTGGACGAGGTTGTGTTTCTGTGCTAGCCGCCATCATCTGTATCCCCTTCTAAGAATGCATTGATCCGTACAAGTCCCGCTTCCCACCCACCTATCGGTGTGAGCGCCTCTTCGATCATGTCGCGCACTGGTTCATCCAGGGACATGTAGCCAAGATCGTTTTGAACCGCTCGCAACGTCTTAATACAGAAAAGAAGTTTCCGGTTCCTCTGCGCTTCTGTAGTTTTCATTTCAATAGCCATTTTGGTTTAGCCTCCTACTACTAAAGGCGTAGAAAGTGATCAAAACCCGTCACGCTAAGTGGCGGGTCTTGACTCGTTCGGTCCTTGCGATTCTTCCAGCGTGATCCATCGCTCTCCGCTTTCAGGCGAGGGGCGCTGATGGATCGGGTCTGTGAACCAGCGCTCACAATAGCGGCAGATTGATGACGTGGTTGGTAGTCCTTCAAATGCATGTTTAGTTGTATCGTAAATCGTTCCGGTTGACATTTGTGTGCTCCTTTTCACCAAAGATGTGCGCTACTCATGAAGCAGGTCGACATCCTGTGCCCATCGCCCAAGCTGGTATGTGGTTCCGTCGCTTATCTTTGAGCGATACAAGAAATAGTTCCCAAACCGATCTCTGCGACCGGCGAACTTGTATTCAAGGTCAATTGAATCGATGCCCATCGCGGACAGGGAATGGAGCTCGGGTGCTTCCGAAATCCCGTTGTGATTCGCGTCGCGCCATAACCTCAGATAGCGGTAGATTTCATCTGATCGATCAATTACCCCATCTTCGTTCCCGCCGTTTAGAAATTGGTCAAAGACCCGTAGCGCTAGAAACCCATTTCTCTTCGTGCCTTCGGCAGGCTTAGGCTGTGGCGTGAAGTTCCCAAAAAGCTCGCTGCCATCATCAATCACACCGTTTCCGTTACGGTCCAGAGACAGCCAGGCGTCATCAGAGTCTGCGGATGTCCAGGAGATCTTGCGTGCAACACCGGGCCTAAGACTGAAAGAAACGCCGTCTACAAGACTTGTCAACTGAAACCCATTCCCCGCGGTGTCGATGAGAATCGGGGTGTGTGGGCCAATACCGGTGTCGCAGGAGCAGGTGTCGAAATCCCAAATGTGCTGAGCCGCCTGACACTGGTCGATTTGATCTTCATAACCAGGACAAGCAGAGCCACCACCCTCCTCCCAGAAAAGCGCACCGCACTCGCAGTAAAATGAGGTCACGCGATTGAAGCACGACTGACAGTGTTGCTCGCTCATGCAGGAGAGATAAACCTGTCCCGCCCTATCTCTACACGTCGCTTCTGAGCCTCCTTGTTGCCCACAAGTGACATAGGCTTCGGTTTCCCTGTCCCGACAGGTCGACTTCACCTGGTTGCATCGAGTTATGCATTCGTACTGTGTTTGCGCCTGAACCTTCGTATCCAGGTCCACGCTGGTATTCGTTAGCAGAAAGCACACAGCCGCTACGATCGATGCTAAGAATAGAAATCTCTTCGTGGACTGTGAACGATGGTGCCCATTAAAGACGGTGATGGGACTAAATGATTGTTCGCCTCTTGCTTTTATATGAGCGCAGTCTGCACAGTCAGCGGGATCGCGCTGTTCCGGATTGTCTTCGTCCAAGCCGTACTCATAACTGCCAACCGCCCCGCAAAGAGCTCGGCCTTCGCGTATGTAGTGATAATTCTCTTGAAAGTTTGGTTGGTAGGGCTTTTGGACCTGCCAGCCCTCAGTTTGTTCTGTTCCTATTTGCATCGTTCTATCTCCTTTTGGTTAGCCCGGCTTTCCGAACTCAGGTTTCTTTTCAACTACATCTGCCAATACTGCGCGTACGTGTCTGCATTTACGTAGACCCAACTCACTTGCAGCACATCCGCAGTAAGCACATATCGTGTTTAAGTCGCTCAAGAAGATCTCAGTCTCGTATGTATTGCCCGAATCGCTTTTGACGATGTAAGCAAAAATTTCTCGCTCGCTGTGAGCGCTCCGCATCCGCGACCAATCTTCCTGATACAGCAAGTCAAGGTTGACATCCGGTTTCGCATCTAAAAGTTCTAATTGGATAACGCTCATTTATTCTCATGCTCTTCAAACGCAAGCAGTGTTGCCGCCGCGTGAAAACACGGAGACGGTTCCCATTGTGGCAATCTTGTCGTGCGGTCAATCGGCGGCGATCCGGATGGACAGGACAGGCATTGCACCCAACACTCACTATCTCGATCTTGCCACACTTTAACAATGCGTTCCGCACCAAAAGTCCCTTGCACTAAGTAATAACGGCAGCCGCGTACTGTGCCTAAATAATCGACCCGTGGAGATTGCTCCTGCGCCTTTTTAACCGCAGTAAATTCGCGTGTGCCGCGCTTAGGTCGAATAAATGTAGATACCGCTAGCATGATGTTTAAGTGGTCACGCTCCTACTACTTTCTGTTTCTTCTCACACTCAGCACAAACCATAGATGTAGGTCGAGGTAATGCTTCGCGCATGTGTGTCGGGCACAGGTTCTCCAGTTTGGCGAAGTTCAAATTCGACTCCAGATCCTCAATCCTGCTCACCACGGCATTAGCAAAGCGGTGGCGTTCCTCGCTTTCCGTCTCACTCTCATCCTGCGAGAATACCCAAGGACCAAGATCGCTATCTCCCTCGTCAAGTACATCAAAGATAGCTGCCCTGATGGTGGCAATGTCAGCGAAAGTTCTTCTGTTCACGATACACCTCCGAGTACTAGATATATGGGGTAGACGCTCATTTTGTCTTCTCGTGGGCTCCAAACGCTCTCTGGTGCAGATACCCTTTGCCCGCTGGAGCACGGTCTGTCACGGTAAACTTGTTGTATTCAAACGAAAAGAATGGATAACGATAGTCATCATGCTCAGACCCGTTATCGGGACGCGCTGTAAAGGACCAGAAAAATCCGCCAGCGGAGAAGCCGATCCATGCATGTCCGTCTTCGCCGCGAAAGACTCGGACGGATTCTTTGGATGGCTCGCTAGTCCAACGCGAATCAATCTGGCAGTCAGCTGAGATTAGACGCAATTGCGCGTGACCGCTATCAACGTAAGAGGCTTCGGCTATCGCAATTCGTCCCGCGAGAATCTTTCGCATCACTTCGGCAACTGCGTCTAGGTTCTCAAGGTTCAGCACCCCAAACCAGCGTCTGTTTATCTCCATCTTCATCTATTCCTTTCCTGTTAATCCAAAGAAGAAAACAAAACTAACTAATCCAAAGAGCAACAGCGCCAGCAAGATCCGAATTATC